ATGCGCTTACAGTTAATTTAACTATCAATATTTTAGTATTATTATTTAATAATTAACTTAACCATTTAGTTAACTAAGCGCTAGCTTTAGCTTATACTTTATATAAAAGCAAAAGTCAAGTGTTATATTAAATTTAATTTGAAAATAATACTCTAACATAATCGCAATCGTATAATACGTTATCAGAACCAGGCGTAGAAATTCTACAACTACCAGCTAATTGTGCTGTAGGTCTTCTTGGTACTGCAATAAACATATTATTTATAGATTGACCGGGATTTTCATATTGATAAGTTGCTGTACCAGCTACCACATAATTTGCATTAGAAAATGCAGTGGTAAAGTTAATTGTATAATCGCCGGTACCATTATCAGTTATGGATGATACGTTATTAGACGCGTTAGATGATGGTGTGCCTGTTCCATTAAAGTGAATCCATGCTTTTATATTTGTGACACCGCTAGTACCACTGGTACCAGTAATACCACTAGACCCAGCATTACCATTTGCGCCACTAGTGCCACTGGTACCTGGATTACCATTTGCGCCACTGGTGCCACTCGTTCCATTGGTACCACTGCTACCCGCACCACCTGGACTGCCATTTGCGCCACTGGTGCCACTTGTTCCATTAGCACCACCGGTAGATTTGTATACAACGCCGGTTGTATTATCAACTGTTAGAAAATATCCAGTTGCGTTACTTGTCAATCCTTCCAATTTAAGTGGTAAATTTGTAGAAGATCCACTTATATGCAATTTATTAACAGGACTCGTTGTGCCTATACCAACATTACCACCATTTTTTAGAGTTAATATTTCTACAGAACCACCATCAACAAAACCGAGTCTATCGATACTTGAGTTTTTATAGTAAAATATATTAAATTGATTCCAAGTACCAGAAGAATTTCCACTCTTCATTAGTATAGAACCCGTACCAAAACTACCTGCCAACCTACCATCTATTATGAATGAATCTTCAACTGTCAAAGATCCATTCATATATGTTGTGCTGTTTACGTAAAAAGTTCCGTTAACTTGAAGTGTATAATTAGGACTTGTTGTACCTATGCCAACACTGCCATTAGAAGCAATACGCATTCTTTCACTACCACCTGTTTTAAATGTTAGTGTATCAGCGGCTGCCCAATCCATACCAGTATTGGTATCTTGATTAAAAGCATAATATGGGTCATGATTACCATAAGCAACTGCTCCTGTAGTATCACCCGCATAAACTACACCCGCACTATTTATCAATAATATAGTGTTGGTACTACCAGCTCTAATTCTAAATGGATAGAAATTAGCTCCAACTGCAGCTGCATAATCATATCCAACACCAATTGCCCCACCACCAAAACTTGAATTTGTAGATCTTACAAACAAGAATGAACCAGACGTAGTATTTGTTCCTTCTGTTTGTATTTGTAAACCTGAATTTGTAATTATCGTACCAATACCAACACATCCACCTGGAATTATGGTTGGTATATATCCAACACTATTTTCGTATCCATATAGTTCTACTCTCTTATATGTACCACCATTAATTAGGAACTTACCAGAAATATAATTTACATCTCCTGTATTAATTGACATTCCATAATAATAGTTATCAGCTTTTAGAAAGTTATTGGCGGTTAATTGTAATGGAAATGCGTTGCCATATGGATATGAAACAAACATGAAGTTGCTTGTATTTATAGAACCAACCACATCCAATTTATAAGCAGGAGTACTTGTGCCTATACCCACATTACCATCTGTAGCTATACGCATTTTTTCATCAACTGCCGTTCTGAATACAACAGGATAACTACCAATTGAACCTACATACAAAGCTGATGCACTTGAATCAAATCCACCAATTCTTGAACCACCAACCATCGTTTCAATAACCGCCGAATTGGTGCCGTTAACTTGTAAAAATCTATAGTTTGATTGTGCAGTTGGTGATGTTGTACCAATACCCACATCGCCATCTCCTGTTATTACCATTCTAGTAACAACACTACCAAGTACATTTGTATCTGTAGTTTGTACACCAAATTCAAGTCTTGGATTTAAATATTGAGGATTGGCTTGAGTAGTATATAGTCTTATATAAGCACCGTAATCATCATTTGCATCTCTTTGTATAAACAATAAACCAGTAGAGTCACCAACACTAGTCATTGTTCCTCCAGATAATCTAATTGGATATACTGCACCGGCTCCTGTTGAAGAACCATTATTTATAGTTAATTTTTGTGATGGACTTGTTGTACCTATACCAACATTACCATCGGCTGCAATTCTGAATCGTTCGGATGAATTTGTGTAGATAGTAAAGAAATTACTAGCACCAACACCATATAAATAATGTTGATTTCCAGCACTTCCAATTTCAAAATTACCATTTGAATTTCTAATGCGTAAATATCTATCAGATGTATTATTTGCACCAATTGTTACGGATACTCCAGTTCCAGATGTATTTAATCCAACACCACCTGTCACATCCAATGAAAATACAGGACTTGTTGTACCTATACCAACATTACCTGCTCCTGTTACAACCAATGAAGTTGCGGATGTACCACCTACTTCAAAATAATCTGAAGTATCTACAACTTTTAGATCCCAATTTCTTACACCATTATCAGTTAATCTTAATGTAGAATTACCTGATGTGGCCAATACTCTAATTATTGGGCTAGACCCAGCTACTTCTAATAATTGACTTGGACTTGTTGTACCTATACCTACGTTACCGACTGATGTAATTCTAAATTTTTCTGTCAGTGTTGAATTATCTGATCCGCCTGTAAATGTTCCCACTATAAAAGCACCTGCAGCGGTACCTCCATTTTCATTTAATGCTCTTAAAACCACGCTTGGTCTAGAAGTTCCTGATCCGCCAAATGTATTTGCTCCTGAACCGGCGCCACTCCATAATTGAAATGCAATTTCTGCGTAGTCATTTGTTGTAGATGTTTTATTTAATTTTAAATTTAAAGTTTGTGGACTTGTTGTTGATTGTATATCCGTTAAATAATTAGGACTTGTTGTACCTATACCAACATTACCACCATTTTCTATAGTAAAGATATCAGCCGCATCAGTATTATTAGTAATTCTTAAACTATTAGAATTTGAACCCAGTTTAATATAAGAATTGGATGCACCACTTGAATATCTACCAATTTCTAATTTTGCATTATTATCATCTAATATACGAATACCGCCTGCTACACTTAACTTTCCATAAGTTCCCGTAGGACTTGTTGTACCTATACCAACATTACCATTGTTGTCAATACGAACTCTTTCACTACCAACTGTAACAAACTTTATAGTATTTGTTAATCCACCTGAACCAGTTGATCCAAACACTTGCATTGCCGCACTATTATCACTTGGACCATATGTTGCTGCGGTTAATACTGAAAAATAATTAGAACTATACACAGAACCAACTACATCCAATTTATAAACAGGACTTGTTGTGCCTATACCAACCGATCCTTGTACATACAATCTAGAAGCAGTTAAACTGCCACTGAAACCACTAGCTTTAATAAAAGTTGTAGCTATAATTGATCCTGTAATTCGAGCACCTTGTAATATTGCCATATAATATAATTATTTATTTATCAATCGATTTATTGTTATTTGTTGTTCATCAACTATCTGCTTCAATTCTTTAACACCCTGTATCAATACAGCTGTCAATTTACTATAATTTATACCAGATATATTACCCAACTCATCATAACTAACAAATTCAGGATATATCTTCACAACCTCTTCAGCTATCAAACCAATACTAAATTCATTGTTGTTCTTATACCTAAATGTCACCGGATTCAATAACACAATCTTGTCCAATTGCGGCGGCAATAAAGGCATAATATCCGTTTTAGTATTTTCACTAGACGTTTCTATCAATGTAGTAGCACTAACAGTTCCAACAACTGTTAATGTAGTACCATCCACACTTAAAAAATTAACACTCTGTAACGTAGTAAGACCAGTAGTTTTTACCAAATAATTAGGCTGATCAGTAAAACTACCACCACTAATTCCACTGGTACCACTAGGAGCACTAATACCACTAGTGCCACTCGTACCACTGCTACCACTAGTTCCACTTATACCACTACTTCCACTACTAGCACTAGCACCTCCACCAGCACTTACACCACTTGTTCCACTTGTACCAACAGTACCACTACTACCACTCGTTCCGCTTGTGCCACTCGTACCACTGCTACCACTTGTTCCACTGGTTCCATTTCGACCACTTGTGCCACTGCTACCACTTGTTCCGCTCGTTCCACTTGTGCCACTTGTTCCGTTTGTTCCACTTGTTCCGTTTTGACCGCTACTACCACTTGTGCCGCTCGTTCCACTACTACCACTTGTACCACTACTACCACTTGTGGCACTATTACCGCTGCTACCACTATCACGACTAAATCCGCTTGTACCACTACTTCCACTTGTACCACTGGTTCCGCTTGTACCACTTGTACCACTGGTTCCATTTCGACCACTCGTACCACTTGTACCACTTGTACCACTGCTACCACTACTACCACTACTACCACTGGTTCCGCTTGTGCCACTAGTACCGCTTGTTCCGTTTTGACCGCTGCTACCACTTGTTCCACTTGTACCGCTACTACCACTTGTACCACTACTACCACTTGTGGCACTATTACCGCTGCTACCACTATCACGACTAAATCCGCTTGTACCACTGCTACCACTAGTACCACTTGTTCCGCTTGTTCCGCTTGTGCCACTTGTACCACTGGTTCCATTTCTACCACTGCTACCACTAATACCACTGCTACCACTGCTACCACTAGTTCCACTTGTTCCGCTAGTGCCACTCGTTCCATTTGTTCCGCTTGTTCCGTTTTGACCACTGCTACCACTTGTTCCACTTGTACCGCTACTACCACTTGTACCACTACTACCACTTGTGGCACTATTACCACTGCTACCACTATCACGACTAAATCCGCTTGTACCACTGCTACCACTAGTACCACTGGTACCACTTGTTCCGCTTGTTCCACTGGTGCCATTTGATCCGCTTATACCACTTGTACCACTAGTACCATTAGTACCACTGCTACCACTTGATCCACTTGTTCCACTTGTGCCACTAGTACCATTTGTACCATTTGACCCACTTATACCACTTGTTCCACTCGTTCCACTGGTACCATTTGATCCACTCGTACCACTAGTGCCACTGGTACCACTGCTCCCACTTGATCCACTTGTTCCGCTTGTGCCACTAGTACCATTTGACCCACTTGATCCACTTGTACCACTTGATCCACTTGACCCACTTGATCCACTTGACCCACTTGACCCACTTGATCCACTTGATCCACTTACACCAGACGATCCGCTACTACCACTAGTACCGCTTGTGCCACTAGTACCATTTGACCCACTTATACCACTTGTGCCACTTGATCCATTACTGCCGCTTGTTCCACTTGTTCCGCTTGTGCCACTAGTACCACTTGATCCGCTTGTACCACTTGTGCCACTGCTACCACTGGTACCATTAGATCCACTTGTACCGCTTGTGCCACTAGTACCATTTGTACCACTTGTACCGTTAGATCCACTTGATCCGCTAGTACCAGACGATCCGCTACTACCACTTGTACCGTTTGATCCGCTTATACCACTTGTGCCACTTGTACCACTGGTGCCGTTTGTTCCACTGCTACCACTTATACCAGACGATCCGCTACTACCACTTGTACCGTTGGATCCACTTGTGCCACTTGTACCGTTAGATCCGCTTGTACCGTTAGATCCGCTTGTACCACTTGATCCACTTGATCCGCTTGTGCCACTTGATCCACTTGATCCACTTGACCCACTGGTGCCGTTCGATCCGCTTGTACCACTTGTGCCACTTGATCCACTTGACCCACTTATACCAGACGATCCGCTACTACCACTAGTACCGCTTGTACCACTAGTACCACTAGTACCACTAGTACCACTTGTACCGTTAGATCCACTTGTGCCACTAGTACCACTGCTTCCACTTGTGCCACTGCTTCCATTTGATCCACTTGTACCACTACTACCACTTGTACCACTTGTACCACTACTGCCACTTGTACCGTTGGATCCACTTGTGCCACTAGTACCACTGCTTCCACTTGATCCACTTGATTCACTTACGCCACTGGTGCCGCTTGTTCCATTTGTACCACTGCTGCCACTTATACCAGAAGATCCACTACTACCACTTGTGCCACTTGTGCCATTAGATCCACTTGTACCGCTTGATCCATTTGACCCACTTGTACCGCTTGATCCACTTGACCCACTTGTACCATTTGATCCACTTGACCCACTTGTACCACTTGTGCCGCTTGTACCACTTGTGCCATTAGATCCACTTGTTCCACTAGTACCGCTTGTGCCATTAGATCCGCTCGTACCACTAGTACCACTAGTGCCGCTTGTGCCGCTTGTGCCATTTGATCCACTAGTACCACTTGATCCACTACTACCACTTGTACCGCTTGTGCCACTAGTACCGCTTGTACCACTTGTGCCACTAGTACCGCTTGTACCACTTGTGCCGTTTGATCCGCTTGTACCACTTGTGCCGTTTGATCCGCTTGTTCCACTTATACCAGATGATCCACTAGTACCACTTGTGCCACTAGTACCACTTGTGCCACTAGTACCACTAGTACCGCTTGTTCCACTACTACCGCTTGTACCGTTTGACCCACTTGTTCCACTTGTACCATTAGATCCGCTTGTTCCAGATGATCCACTTGTTCCACTAGTACCACTTGTTCCACTACTACCAGATGTACCACTTGTACCGTTAGTACCGTTAGTACCATTAGTACCATTTGATCCGCTTGTGCCATTTGATCCACTACTACCACTTGTTCCACTACTACCGCTTGTGCCACTCGTTCCACTACTACCACTTATACCAGAAGATCCACTGCTACCACTTGTACCGCTTGTGCCATTAGATCCACTTGTTCCAGATGATCCACTACTACCGCTTGTGCCACTACTACCGCTTGTACCATTAGATCCACTTGTACCACTTGTGCCACTTGTGCCACTGGTACCATTTGATCCACTACTACCGCTTGTACCATTAGATCCGCTTGTACCAGATGATCCACTACTACCGCTTGATCCGCTTGTACCAGATGATCCACTTGATCCACTTAATCCACTTGAACCACTTGAACCACTAGTACCGTTTGTACCGCTTGTACCACTAGTACCGTTTGATCCACTAGTACCACTACTGCCACTTGATCCGCTTGAACCACTTGAACCACTTGATCCACTTGATCCACTTGTACCGCTAGTACCACTTGATCCGCTTGTACCACTTGTGCCACTGCTACCACTGGTACCGTTAGATCCGCTAGTACCACTTGTTCCATTAGATCCACTTGTACCGGATGATCCACTTGATCCGCTAGTACCAGACGATCCACTTGATCCGCTAGTACCGGACGATCCACTTGTTCCATTCGTTCCATTGGATCCGCTGGTACCAGATGATCCACTTGATCCGCTAGTACCAGATGATCCACTTGAACCGCTTAATCCACTTGATCCACTTGATCCACTCGATCCACTAGTACCGCTTGTACCACTAGTACCGCTTGTACCACTAGTACCACTTGTGCCATTAGATCCACTTGTGCCGTTTGATCCGCTAGTACCACTTGTGCCATTTGATCCACTTGTTCCACTACTACCACTTGTACCACTTGTTCCACTACTACCACTTGTACCGCTTGTACCACTCGTTCCACTTGTACCATTTGATCCACTTGTGCCATTTGTGCCGTTAGATCCGCTTGTACCATTTGATCCACTAGTACCACTTGATCCACTTGATCCACTTGTGCCGCTAGTACCACTTGTGCCGCTAGTACCACTTGTGCCGCTAGTACCACTTGTGCCGTTTGTGCCATTAGATCCACTTGTTCCGCTACTGCCAGACGATCCGCTAGTACCAGATGAACCACTTGAACCACTTAACCCACTTGAACCACTTGAACCACTTGATCCGCTAGTACCGCTTGTACCACTTGTTCCGCTAGTACCACTGGTACCATTTGTACCACTGGTACCATTTGTTCCATTAGATCCACTTGATCCACTTGACCCACTTGACCCACTTGACCCACTTGATCCACTTGTACCACTGGTACCACTTGTACCGCTAGTGCCGCTTGTACCACTAGTGCCATTTGTACCATTAGTGCCGTTTGTACCATTTGATCCACTTGACCCACTTGATCCACTTGATCCACTAGTACCGCTTGTACCGCTTGTACCACTTGTACCACTTGTTCCGCTTGTACCACTAGTACCGCTTGTACCACTTGTGCCGCTTGTACCACTGGTGCCATTTGTCCCATTACTACCGGATGATCCACTATTACCAGATGATCCACTTGTACCGCTTGTACCACTTGTACCACTTGTTCCACTAGTACCACTTGTGCCACTGGTGCCATTTGTGCCGCTTGTGCCGTTTGAACCACTGCTTCCACTTATACCAGATGTGCCACTTGTGCCACTAGATCCGCTCGATCCACTTGACCCACTGGTACCACTCGTACCACTAGTACCACTGGTGCCACTAGATCCGCTTGTACCACTTGTACCACTTGATCCACTTGTACCACTTGATCCGCTGCTACCACTTGTACCACTTGATCCATTTGTACCACTTGTGCCACTAGATCCGCTTGTACCACTGGTGCCACTGCTACCACTAGTACCGTTTGTGCCACTTGTACCACTGGTACCACTTGTACCACTAGTACCACTTGTTCCGCTACTACCACTTGTTCCGCTGCTTCCACTGGTGCCTGATCTACCGCTTGATCCTCTTGTGCCACTTGTGCCGGTTGTACCGCTTGTAGTACTTGTACCACTTGATCCGCTTGATCCATCTAATAAACCACTACTACCGCTTGTACCACTGCTTCCATTTTCTCCACTAGTTCCACTGGTTCCTATATCGCCACTTTGACCGCTACTACCACCCTCACCATTTGTACCGCTTGTGCCTTGACTACCACTGGTACCTGAAGATGTGCTTGTACCGCTTGTGCCGCTTGTATTGCTTGTTCCGCTTGATCCAGCTGATCCTTTTTCTCCGCTACTACCACTACTACCACTGGTGCCTGTGCCTGAAGTACCACTGGTGCTGATATTACCGCTTACACCTATGATGTATCCGCATGCATCAAACGAAAAAGTTATGGTTGCGGTATTATCATTATTGAGTACTATTGTTTCTGGTATTAATTGATTGAAATTCTCGTCGTATGTTTGAATTAATACTAGATCTGAGTTTAAATTATGATCAAATACCCAAGTTTTTGATTTTTGATCGCATGGTATTTGTTTAGTAGCAACATTGTTGAAAAACTGAGAACTGGTTCGACAATAAATAATTTTACGTAATTCGTCGATTATTTTAAGAAACAGCTCTGTGGTAGGATCTTTAAAAGTCGCTGTTAATTTTTTATAATCATACAGAGCATTATCCAATTTTATTGGAGAAACCTCGCATGGATCTTTCTTTAATGTTGACATTTCTTATAAATATAACGATACGGTTAAGTAACACCGTGTAAGTGTTAAAAACATAAATATTAATTATATTTAATTAAATAGAGAAATTGGTATTCTTCTCCACTGTCCTGCGCTGTATATATAAAAATAATTACCGTCGTAGCTTACCCAACCATCTTCACCATAATCTGATGATTGATATGGTACTTGATGATAGAATTTGTCAGGAAATCTTTGAAATACTCTAAAAGCGGTATTTATTGGTCTTTTATTTGCAGTTGTGTAAATAGGATTGCCATTGCAATCGTATCCACTGATATAGGTTTGACTATTATAGTCATAATCAAATGTAGCAATTTCTCTTTTTAACCACCCCGCTGGATATTGATAAACATAGATATATTTAGAATCATATGCTAACCAACCATTTTCTCCATAATCGGTGATAGATTTTGGAGCTGGATGAAATGGTGTTTTGGTAACACCTTCAAAACTGGGTTGTATTTTATTATATCCGTCTAAATTTGTTACTTTATTTACGTTTAGTGCCATTGTACCTTGACCTGTTACATCTGTGTAATCCAATGGACTATCTTTTAAATTGTTGCTATTCTTAATAATATTGTTTGAAATGTTTTCCATTTCACCTGCACTAGCAATTGCATTTTCTTGCAACATTACTTTTCTTACTGTAAATAGCTTTTGAGTGGTATTTTTTACCCCGTCTAAATTTGTTATGTAATTTTCATTTAACAAATATGCATTGACATTTATATCAAATGATGTTTTGATATTACGATCTTCACCTTCATTGATTTCTTGTTCGATGCTATAACTGTCTATTCTGGCTCTGAACTTAAATCTTTCTGCGTCTCCCCAGTAATCTTTAGCTGCATAATTGATTTGTTCCAACAGCTTATTGTTTTGATCTACATAATCAGTCCAAATGATACATTCGTATGTAATATTTACTTGAACTGGTAAACTTACACTGTAAATTTGTTTGGTTGGCTTGCTTGCAAACGCACCTTTGTTCATCAAATCAAATCTGTCATATTTGTTTTTCTCGCTATAATTCATTATGGTTTCATAACTCAAATAACGATTAAATGTTGCAAGATCTTTGTTATTTTCTACACTTTTTCTACGAATCATAACAGCTGGCAACAATATTTTGCCTTGATTGTCTCTGATATGACCAAACTTTTTCATAGCAAACCATCTTTCTGGATTGCCATATATAATTGGCACCTTGACAACTTCACCATTATCGTTTACTTGTAGTCTTAAAGTACTATCTAATGTGTTGATAATAGCTGTATCAACGTCCAATAACGTTACAGTAAAATTCTTTTGTTTATCTGTATCACGACGAGTTGCGTTGGCTCTATTATAGAACTTTTTAACATCTGATTGCGCAGATGCGTTTTCAATAGGATTTGGTGGCGGATTTGTATTAGTATTTGGACCCCAAGACATAAATTATGTTTGTCTTTCTACTAGGTTAATTTTGCTTAGTCTTGTGTAATGAGTATTAACAATCAAACTCCAAGACTTATCAGGATGACCACCCAAGAATTGTTCTTGAACTACGTTATCAATTTCATAATAACGTTCATTGTAAAGCACCAAATCGCCAATTTCTGGGAAATAGTTCGTGGTAATACAATCACGTTCTCTAAATCTGTAAACAATATCTTGTTTTCTATCAGGTCCATATCCTTGATTTTCTGTGTTAATGTCTTCACGTTGCACCAAACAACTCAAGTCTATACCAGAGTAAAAAACCTTACCCTTGTCACTACTGCTTTCACCGTAGATATTGGTATTGGTTTCATAAGCTGCAATTTTAAATACTTGTACAACGCATTCGATTATATCACCGATTAATTCAGAATTAACACTTCCCAAAAAATTTATATCTCTTGGAGAAAAGTATCTACCGGGAGAATAATTATTGTTATAAATACCCACATCTTTACGTGTAGATGTCCAGTATTGCTTAAAAGCTGGATTTTGTTTAGGGTATTGTGGTGATACAGGTGCTGCCATAAATTATCCTATATAAATGTGTAGTGGTACTCTGGAAAGCATCTTATTCATTTCTTCGCTTTCCTTACCTTTATTTTCCAATTGATTGACTCGCAAGGTTTTTTCCAACATATCTCTCAATTTATCAAGCAATGTGTCTTTTTCCTCCTTGGCTTCAGAACGTAACTCCGCACCGTCAAGAGTTACTTCGCCACCTGGAATTGGTACTGTACTATATTTTTGTAATATACGTCCCAATGTTTCTTTGCACAAAGCCAAGAAATATTTCTTGATCCACTGTTTGCCTGGTTGATTTATCTTACAATATGTACAGTATTCGTATGGTATATCACTTGGATCGCTAATGTATTCATAACGAGATCCACTATAAAAGTTGGTAATATCACGTTCACTTTCAACTATATAATCTATATAAACTTTGAAATTGTCGGTTGGAATTGGAAATATTCTCAACTTATTATTACCTAGAATTTCAAAACTATATGCGCTTTTACGAACCATATCATTAAACTCAATAGCTTGTACACGTTCCAAGTCTTCAAAGATCGGAGTCATTAAGAATTGTGTAGCAGGACTGTATGCGCTAAATCCCATTTCTGTTAGTACGTTACTATAACTCATACCAGTCATACTAAACGGATCATAAATACGAGCAATTGCTGGCGGTCTTTGGTGAAATACACGTTTAACTTCGATACGAGAGCCTGTCAAGTGTTCAATATCTTTACCAATCAATTGATTTAAGTCATAAACTTGTTGTGTGCTGCTTGGATTAACACTGCCACTGACAGTAATATAATTGCGTTTAACTTCATATTCGCCACCAACAAGTGCTTCTGCACCATATTGTTTGCTCAATTGAATTATAAAAGGCAATCCTGTACTTTTTACTCCTAGACCTGTTAAATTTTTGTATTGGTTTTGTGGTAATCCTTGTAAATTTACCATATTATTAACGATGTTGAATTCGTTAACTACACGGTTATATTCCAATACAGATTCTTCAAAACAGGCATAAAAATTAACATCGATCATTTCAATATCGACAATAGGATAACCCAAACGTTTTGCTGCCCACATAGCACTACTACTACAATCATTTTCAAAAGTAGTTTCGCCAGATCCTGTGTTACAACTTTCGCTTAAGTAATAACCAAATGGCACAGTGTTTTGAGTAACACTACTACCACTCCCAGGCCATCTTACCCTATCTTGATCTAAATTAGCACTCATTAATTATAAATATCTAAACAACAAAAATATACAGTTTATAATTTGTTAATTCACATATCATATTTTTTCATCCGTTTTATCAGCTGTACCTTTCAATTTACTTGATATTTTATTTAAATAATTCTTGATTTTATCTTTATAGATCTGTTTAGCAGTAATATTGTTTGGCTCTGTTGGTGCGCGATCACCCCAATGAATTTTTTGTGTAAAATACTTATCTCCAAATCTTTTCCTCAATTCCTTGGTTCTTATTACGAATGTATCTTCTGGTCCCTTATTTTGTATTATACCCAAGGCAAATGCGTCTTTTAATCTAAATCCCTTCATCTTTAATCCGGCGATTACACCCACGGGTTTACCTGTATCAGGATCAATTGGTCGATCACTATCGTCTAAAAATCTCAAATCGGTTCTATCTGCATCAATTACTTTATAACCACGATAATATTCTGGTAATTCATCAAATATTGCGGAAATATTACCACCAGCCTTCAAATATTTTTCACATTCTATATTGTTTTGTAAAGTTTCTTTTCTTGAAAAAGTCATATGTGGTTTTGAAGGATCTTCAAGACTTTGCATTGCCCATTTAAACACGGCTGTATAGTCATAAAATTTAACATCTGGATTTGCAGATTTCCAACTTTCCAATTTTTTATGAAAATCAAGATCGCTCGTACCGTTTAATCTAACCGATAACTTTAAATTGTATTTAGCAGCCACTTTTTTCAAAAACTCCATTTCAATTTGCAATCTTTCAATGAAGTCTTCAGGACGCATTGGATTCAATATTCTACCACGTTTACCTTCGGGTCCGGGTCTACCTTTGCCATAAAATCTATCTATAATTTTTGGATCTGTAGGAATATTTTTCATCTCATCAGATGTCAATTTGTCACCAAACAACCAACGAGTTTTTCTAGCTCTTGCTGCTAATTTTGCTTTTAGATATGCAGGGTTACCAGCAAAATTCAAACAACCAGCGTTACATTCCGGACTTTTCTTTGGACACACTTCGTGACCTGATGAATCAGAGGGAGCCAAATATAAAATTGCAGTCAAATATCCTTTGTCATCTAAGAAAGACTTCAGTGTTTTTGGATCGTTTAATACACTCAACAGTTTTAATCTTCCTTGAGTGTCTCGGGCAATATTCTTCATTAATTCGGCCAACTCAAAACTAATAGGCTCCTTTTTGTTCGCTTCAGTCAAACATATCTTTAAATTGTTATCGGTATCATTTATAGCTTCATATAGAGATTGATTTACGCAATTTTTACATTCACATACAAACGTATCTAGTGGGATAATACTGTCATCAGGTAACCCAAGTGTTTCGTACATTTTAACTTCTGTTAATAAATCAATAAATTTCATATGTGTTTTGTTATTCTTACTTTTAGATTACCTGTGCCTTTTATTACACGGTGGTATGTTTCTTTAGGTATAAATATTGTTTCTTTAAGTAATTGTGGTAAATTATTATCTAATTGAAAGTGCCAATTGTTATTTTCTATAACTTCAACGGTTCTGTCTTCACGATCTATATGCCATTCCAGTTCGTGAGTAGCTACATCGGAACTAAATTCTCTTATATACTGACTGTTACCCAGTGGGTTTTCTATAAACGGTAGACTCATTACCAGTATTTACCTTTACCTTTATTACCCAACGATTTCATTCTATGACTTCTGCAACTCCAATATCCAGCCGTTGTTCTATCTTTCTTTTGACTACATCTGTGTCTAGCTGCAAAACTCTTACGACGAGCCTTGCTACTAGCTCTGCTTCTCATATTTGGATCTCCAAATGTTACTTTTTTAACTTTGCCATTCTTAGATTTAACATATACAGCATATTTTTTAGGACCGCCGGGTGTTCTAAATGGTCTACTTAAATTAACAGTGCGTCCTCTATGCTTAAGTTCCATCAATAAATCTTCTTCGTCTTCGATAGGCGCATCCAAATACACTTCTCTACCTTCAAATATAGCCTTTTTACCCAAATCACTTTCAACCAATTCAGCGTCAGCGTCACACAATTCTATTAAATTTTGAAAATACAAAGTACGAACTTCTTCGATTAAATCAAAATAAGACTCACTATAGGTTCTAAAAATGTTTTCGCTAAGTGGAATTTTATTGTCAATATGATAACGTAAATAAGAACTCATCACTGGTTCTATGTTCTTAGGATGTGCCATCGGACACAACGAATCGTTCTCTATTAAGTCATTAAGTTTGATCATATTGATAAATATTAGTTTTATTATAAAAAATAATATTTATATTATATGAACTTTAAAAAACAACTGTTTTACACCATCGTAATTTTAATACTAACCGGTTGTATTTCGTCTGAAGTTAGACCGGCGAAGCAAGTTACAACTGCACAAGACGCTGTTGCTAAACAAGAAGCCAAAGTAGATAATACGATGGTAGAGTTGGAAAAAGTAGAAAAAGGCAAACGTGTACAAGCATCGTCTTTGTCTATAGGTATTCAACACTCTTTAAGTCAAGTAACAAACCCGTCAGTACAAGTAGATACTGCTAAATCACTCAATGAACGTGTAATTTCTATAGTTGGATCACCACACATAGATGAAATTAAACGTATAAAAGCTACCGTTGATTTATTAAACAGTCAAGTTGCTGAGGAAAGAAAAAAGGGTGATCAATTACTATCACAACGTGACGAAATCATAAACAAATTGCAAAAAGAAAAGTCTGCTTTGAAAGAAAAGTATGACGATGAATTATGGCAAATGACTGATAAAGCAAAAGAAATTGCAAAAGAAGCTGATCAAAGCAAGGCTACTTTGGATGCTATGAGTGGTATGTTTGGTCTTAATGCTGTATTTTGGGGTTTAAAAAAGTTCTTTGTTAGTGCAATGACCGCAATTATCATATTTGTTGTGGTATTTGTTATATTAAGAATATTAGCAACAGTACATCCAGCAGCTGGTGCAGCATTTAGTATATTTAATATGATTGGTTCTGGATTACTAAGTTTGGTAAAAGCATTAACTCCACATGCATTTGAATTGGCTAACTTCGCTTCAAAAGACAAAGTTGATGAATTCAAGTCTCCACTTGTTAAAATAGTTGATGTAATTCAAGAACTAAAAGAAAAACAAAAAGAATCTCCTGATAGAGTATATCCATTGACTGAAGTATTGAAAAGATTTGATAAAGAAATGGATAGTTCCGAAAAAGAATTGATTGATGATATTCTAAAAGAACAAAAGTGGATTAAATAAATTAATATTTATATTTATTATATAATTGTTTTGGATTGTTAACAAATGTTATGTGTTAATAAACTAAAGACGATTATGGATACAAATACAGCACACGTAATATCTCAACAGGTACTAGAATCAACCGCACAAGATATGACAGGCAAATATGTCTGGATGTTCGTAGCGGGATTAGTAATTCTAATGTTTAAATCAAGCATTGAAAAACTTGCCGCGGCACTGTTTATGTTTATTGGGTCCGATTACAAAGAAGATGATGTTGTATATATTGATGGCAAACCCGGCAGAATTGTTCGTGTGGGACTTACAAAAACTGTATTTTTCATATATGACGTAGTAGATGGTAAGGTTGTAGGCGGAAGTAAATTAGTTATCCAAAATGAAAGACTAGCTGGTCTAAACATAGAAAAACCACTACCTCAATTGGATTTAAGCCGTTTCAAAAAAGACTAATTTACTAATTAAACTATGGCTATTAACATTTTTACCCACATCAAACGTGGGTTATACGATAACGTCTACAACTGTATCGAAAAAGAAAAAGTAGATGTCAATCAAAGAGACGATGATACAGGCAATCCACCATTGGTTGTTGCTGTAGAAGAAAATCAAGTGGAAATCGTAAAACTACTGTTAAATCACGGTGCAGATCCCAACTGTAAAGATTGGACCAGTAAAAATACAGCACTGGATGTAGCTGAACAAAAAGGTTTTAAAAATATCGCAGAAATACTACAACAAAGAGGTGCAAAATACAGTAGCGGTAGTAGTTTCCATTTAGCCGCAAAAAATGGTGATATCGTTTCTATTGAAGAAATGTTAGACAAGGGATTTGATATCAATGAAGTTGACGCTGGCAAAGGTTGGACCGCACTACATTATGCAGTAAATTACGGACAAAAACACTTGGTTGAATATCTAATTGTAAGAGGAGCTGATGTTAACAAGAAAGATTTCTTGGGTAAAAATAATCCTATTGACGTACTATCCAATACCAATAGAGGTGACATTGTTAAGTTATTGAATAAGTACGGTGCTAAATCCGCAGGAGGTGTTAGTATTCATTTCTGCGCAGAAACAGGAGATTTTGAAGGTGTACAATCGTTCTTTGATAAAGATGGTAAAATCAATGGCAGAGATGAAAAGAATGGATGGATGCCACTACATTATGCCGTTAACGCTAACGATGTTGATATGGTGGAATTTTTGGTACATTTGGGTGCGAATGTTAACGGTGCAGATTTCAAAGGTGAAATTGCTCCGTTGGATTTGGCATTTAAGACGGGTAATGTAGAAATGCAAACATATCTGCAATCCAAAGGTGCTCAAAGAAAAAAGAAACACGATATTGGTGGTGGTGGAAAAGATGTAAACATATACATCACAGATGAAGTTAAAAAGCAAATTGCATTGTTTGTTGAAAAACGTAATCGTGAAGAAGCTGCAATAAAGAAACACGAAGAAGAACAAGCATCAAAAGAACCAAAGAAAAAAGATGCACCAGCTAAGAAAATTAACTGGAAAGATTTCTTGAAACTTAAAGATATTCCAGTGGTAGAAAAGAAAGAAGAAAAGAAGGTAGAAGTTGTTAAACCCGTCAAACAAGTTGTCAAGAAAGTTGAACAAGTTGATGTAGAAGTCAAATCTGGTAGATTGCAATTGGACGTAGAACAAGAAGGTTATATATTCTTTATGGATATTGTTGCTTATAGTAAGAAAACAACAGATGAACAAAAGAAGGCTTGTAAAGATTTGGGTGCATTGGTTAAGTCTACAATGCAATACAAAACAGCTAATGCGCTTGAAAAGTTAATTATATTACCTACTGGTGACGGTATGGTATTGGGATTCTTTACTTATTTGGAAGATGCAATGAATTGTGCAGTTACTATAGCTAAAGCAGTAAAGGATAGACCGGATTTACAAATGAGAATGGGTGTACATTGTGGACCTGTAATACCAATGGAAGATATTAATGGCAATCTCAATATCAGTGGTGATGGTATCAACTATGCTCAAAGAGTAATGGATGCAGGTGAAAGCAATCATTTGTTGGTTAGTTCAGCAGTAATGTTAAAATATGATAGACCACCATATGTATTAGTAAATGACTTGGGGGATGTGGTTGTAAAACACGGTGTAGTTATGCATTTGTATAGTTTACACGGTAGTGATTTTGGTAACAAATCATTTCCATCTAGTAGAGTAAAGAAAGCAGAACCAACAACAAATAAACCAGTATGAGAACAATGCCTTTAGTAAGACAATATCATCCAAGTATTGTTAATACAGACTTGGATGTATACAAAATAAAGGATAGAGTTATGGCAGCTCCTATAAATAATCACCCTGATCCATTTCAAGTAATAGATAGACTTGGTATCAATAAGATTAATGCTACCAAAATTAGAACTGTAGTATATAATTCCAAAGGTCTTTTTTATATAATATAAATCTTGACAGTTAGAGTTATATGGTTATACTGAAATAATGTCGGAGTATTTTGACCCCACATTAATTTACATCAAAAGCATCAATAAGAATGTTGCAAAAACTCTTATTGAAAAGAATCATTATACACACAAGTGGTCTCTTTGTACTGTAGCTTATGGAGTATACTATAAAGAATATGTAGAGAGTACATTCTTTGGTGGTTTTAACGAACGATTAATAGGTGTATTAGTATATGGAAACGCCGTGGGTAGAAATGCTAGTACCAGTATCTCTTCACTACTTACTAATAACAATGTGTTAGAATTAACACGACTGTGGATTGCAGATGGTTATGGTAAAAATATAGAAAGTTATTGTATAGCTGAAAGCTTTAGATTATTAAATACTGAATATCCCCACATCAAATGTATTCTCAGTTATGCGGATAGTGAAGCTGGACACGCAGGCACAATCTATCAAGCAACTGGCTTTCTATATCAAGGCGATAACTATGTAGATATCGCTATAATGCCTAACTATAGTGTTAGTTTAGTTGGTCCTCCTAACTATGATTGGATACACAGCAGAAGTGTATATTCAAGATGGAAAACACACAGCGTAGATAAACTAAAAGAACGTATTGGTAGAACATTCTGGCGCAAACGAGAAAGTGGTAAACATCGTTATATCAAGTTTATCAGTAACAAAATAGAAAATAAAAAGTTGACTAAATCTCTTAAACATAAAGTTCTACCTTACCCCAAAGATACTTCGTTCAAAGAAGAAGTACAAGAAATCGTTGTAACATCTACCAACGAATTTTTCGAATAAAAATATGAAAGACTATATTACATTAAAGGATGTAAAATCCAGATACAAAGAAGATTTATTATTCGTAAAAACAAACCCGAAACTGTTTATTATTAATTTATTTACGCAAAATAAACAATTTAGACATTGGGAATATATGTGGATCAAAGTAATAATTGGACTTATAAGATTATACTTTGTAAGTTTTATATGTAGATGTAAATTTTGGATTGTTTGTATTTTAAGTGGACATTTTCCTTGGGAAATAAAATAAAACTAATATTTTCTTTTATGTAATTTGATCGTGGTTAATGATACTCCATACTTCTCACTTAATGCATTGTTAGTAAAACTACCACTCTTTAAATCATCAACAAATTCATTCTTTCTAAGCGCAAAATTTCTCTTTTGTTCACTAATCTTACGTTTCATTTCATCACTCATAGCACCACGCTTTTTGCCTTTTAATCCATTATCATAACTGTAATTAATATTACGATTAGCCAATTTGTCATTTCTCTCCTTGTACTTAAGTGTACCACTGTCAATACCATACTTGTCAACAAACCACTCCAAAGTATAACGTCCTACAGCACGATCACGTTGCCTTTCTTTAGCCTCATCACTATGCTTTTTACCGTGCATAGGATTTTTAGCTCCTAGATTAATATCAGATAGTAACTGACGAGTTTCTTCTTTATCAGGATTATGTGTAAAATTATCGCCTCCACTTGCGGTTGGGGTAATATTATAACCTATATCACGCATATAGGGTTTAAACATATCTAAATAAAATTGTTCTCGTTTAAACAATTCACATTCTATTACATTTTCTAATATAATAAATTCAAAACTGTTTTCCCCGTAAAAATCCCAAGCGTGTTGTAATTTAGGATTCTTATGTTTATTCTTTTTTAAATCATTTTTATGTTCCCACCAACGACGATCAATATCTTTAGCAGAACCAATATAAAACTTGCCATTCTTAACATTTGTAATTTTGTATATACCACTTTTCATATAATATAAGTATATACAAGTTCTATGGTAATGTCAATTATTTTTTATTAGTGCAAGAAAAAACCCCAACTTTCGTTGGGGTTTTTGAGTTATTTTATTTCTACTAAGTATTATACGGTATCGAGATCGCCGATAATAACTTTTCCATAGAACTCTGGGCGCACTACCTTCTTAGCGTAGCGGGTCATTACGCCTCTACGTGGAGTGAAGTTCACTGGATCATAGACCAATGGAGTTTGGATTAGTGGGATATATGGAGCATATACAGCACCGGTTTCTAGGAAGTTGTTTCCACGGAAACCAACCAATACTACGTTATCGGTCATGTATGGGTTCTTGTAAACTTGGAAGCGAGAAGCAAAGCTACCAACGCGGCTTACGCCCATTGCGAACTTAGCTTGATCACCATCAGTGTTTACTACATATCCTGGGATTGATTCTAGGATAGTTGCAACGTCTGGACTTACGACCAAGAAGTTTGCACCACCACGTAGGGTCAATTTTTGGATTGTGTTAGATACCTTTTGGATCTTGTTTCCAAGAGTTTGGAACCAAGTGCTCTTTACGTAAGCAGTACGGTTTGGTGAACTGTTTGCATTACGTGTGAAGATTGCTTCACCAGTAGTTGCATTCAATCCCTTGCTGAATTCAACACCGATTTGGGCGGACCAAGCTTCGGTTGTTATGCCTTGAACGGCTTCGTTCAACATGTCTAGGATTTCAAGATCGATTTCCATAGATACATATTCACTCAATAGAGCAGTAAGTTCTGCTTCTGCGTCGATGGAGTGATATGCGTTCAAGTCTTGAGCCAATTCTGGGGTCCAGACTGCTTTCAACTTACGGGTCTTAGCAACGATTGGTTCGCTGTTTAGTACCAAGTTTACTTCTGGGATACTGATATCAGTATCGATGCTTTGTGTAGGAACGTTACCAGCGGTACCGGAACCTTCACCTGGGGTCTTACCAGCTTCGAAGTCACCACGTAGGTTATCGGTAGGTTGTAGACTATAGATCAACTTAACGTTGCTTGCTGCACCACCGAATGCGCTATTAGAAGCGGATACGATATATACGGATTGATAGAATGGATTGCTCAAACTACCAGTGTTAATTGCTTTTGAATAGGTGTTCAATACCAAACCATTGCTTCTTAGAGAAGTTGGTGCAACTGAACCTGAAATCAAGTTGAATGAACGTACTGCGTTCAAGTCAACGTTGTACATATATCCTTGACCAGCAACACCAGTGGTGTTGTCGTCGTGGTTCAAGATAACCTTGAACAACTTCTTAGCTACGACAGATGCGCTTAATTCAGCAGCAAATTGAACGTCGTTCCAAGAAGCGGTTTGGATGGTGTTACCAGTTGCGGTTGCAGTTGCACTCTTAGCTAGGGTAATAGCAGAGCTACTTACTGGACGAACTGAATAAGCAAAAGCACCTTGACCGTATAGACCACGTACTGCGTCATCAGTTGAACCCAACTTCTTACCTGTACCACCAAACAAACTGTCGTTCAATTGCTTACCTGCACGGGTAGTTACGGAACTACCGTTGTTCAAGTTACGCAAATCACTACCAGGAGCGGTTGTACCATACTTGAAGTCTAGATAGAAAATTAGACCAGATGGTAGATTCATTGGTTGTACGCTGACGAATTCCTTAGCGGCGATTTCAGCGAATACACGACGTACCAATGGTAGAGCTACACCAGCCCATTGTTCTGAACTGGTAGAGGTACCGGTGGTGGTTGCTTCGTCAAGCAATTGTTTTGCTTGGTTTTCCAATAGGATTGACATATGTGCTTTTTCAACACCTTGGCAACCTTCTAGGAGGCCTGTCTTTTCCCACTTGGATTGTAGTCCACGTGTTTCAGCCATCAATTTGGCTTGTGGATTCATATTTCCTGTCAATAGACTTTTTACATCCATACTCATATTTTTGTTTCTTTCTATATTAATTACTGTTAGGTTTTTACTCGCAAACTAATTACTTCTTGATTCCTGCGAGTTTTTGGAATCTTGAAGCCATTACTTCAGCTTGAGGTTCTACAATGGTAGAATCAGGCTTTGTACTGGATACTGGTTTGCTTGCCAAACCTTCGGTGATAGTTTGAGCAGTTGTATTGGTCTTTTTCTTGACAACTGATGCACCGGAATTAAGTGATTCGGCTAAAACTGTATATGCCAACTTGACTTCACGAATATTCTTGGTCAAGTCGAAAGTGTTGATGATCTTCAACTTTTGATCTTCGGTAAGAGCTTTACCTTTGAACAATTTGTTGGTGTAGAGCAACTTAGCATTCAATAGATTTGTTTCAGATAGAACACTCTTCAAATACTTTACAGTCTTGATGTGTTCGCTCAATTGAGACTTTAGTTGTTCGTTTTCTTCGTTGATAGCTACTAGAGCTTCTGCCATTTCTTCAGCGGATACTTCTTCTGAGTATTCACCTTCTGAAGGAGATGGAACTTGAGCTGGGGCTGGAGCTGGTACTTCAGCAGCTGGAGCGGCTGGAGCAACAGGAGCTTCTGGAGCTGGAGCAGGTGCTGGTGCAGCTGCTGGATCTTCGCCTTCTAGTTCTGCTAGAAGTTCGTCTAGATTAATTTCTTCTTCCATTGAATCATCAGATTCACCGGCATCGTCGGAATCTCCTTCGGATACTACTTCACCTTCTAGTTCTGCTAGAATTTCGTCTAGTTCTTCACTAGTTACTTCAGCACCTTCTTCAACGGCAGCTTCTTCTTCAAGCTTTACGTCGAATTCTTGCTTACCTGCTGGAGTTGTGTTTTTATTTGAAGCTGGTGATGGTTTGGTTGGGTGTTGTTTTGTAGCAACATTGCTGTCATCCTTACCAATGTTAGAAGATGCAAGTTTTTCTTCAATCTTGCCTTCTTCACCTTCTGGTGCTTCGGTTTCTTCTGCCATTTCTTCCTTGAGTTTATCTGCAAACATTTCTTTCATACTGTTTGCAAAACTTTCTTCGAGGAAGGTCTTTGCATTTGCCAATGCTGTTTCACGTACAGCCTTTGCATCCGCAATGCTTTCTTTTAATAGATCGCTCATAATTATATTTCTGCCTTTCTTATTGTTATTTGTTGGTGAAGCTATTGAAGAACTCCAAAGAAGATAAATGTATGTGACATCAAAGAATGATGTATTTGAATAATAAATATAATTTAAAATTGAAACAAATGAAAATATTTTATATTTATTGATATATGCCTGCAAAAAGCGAAAAACAAGCCAGACTATTTAGATTGGTAAGAGCACTACAAAAAGGTGGAATCAAATCAAAAGAAGTTTCACCACAAGTTCGTAAGATGGCACGTACCATCAAACCAAGTAGTGTAAAACACTTTGTTAAATTGAAAGAAATATTGAAAAGTCTTAATGAAGCAGAATATTCATTAAGTGATTTTGATATCATTAAAGGCAAATCATTTAACCAAGTGCTAAAAGAAAATGAAGGTATTGCGTTTACTAAAAAAGAAATGTTAACTTTTCAAAGTAAACAAGCGGGATTTAGTGGATTTGGAAAAACAAATTTTATTCCTAACCCACCAGAAAATACAAAAATAGAAACTGAAATATTTAGTAATGGTAGTACCAAGAAATATGTGTTTAAAAAGCTCATAGATCAAAAAAATGAAAATTTAATTGTATATGCTTGTTTTATTCAAAGATCTTATCCTGATAAACCAGACAAAGAAATATTCAGTATGTTAAGTACTGCTTTGGATAAGAATAAAGATTCTGAACAAACAAAAACCCTATCTGACTTTATAGATAGAATTAACTCTTATGGCCTATAATTTCAATCCAAATCTAGCTAAACATATGAATTCCACAAAAGACAATTATAAGTTTATAAAAAGAACTGGGGACGAAACTCCATATTCCAACCCAGATGTGCGTTCTATGAATAATAGCTACAACAATTATAAGTCTCCAAAATTAATTAACTTTATAAACAATGATAATTTTGAAGAAGAAAAAATGTTTAAGTTAGAAGATATAGATAATCCAAACGGATGGGATTTTACGGAAATTGATATATTGGGTGAAATGAATTTTCGTATAGATGATGAATACAGAATGTTTTCTGAAATAGAAGTTCCATCTTTAGATATGGTCAACGAGAAAAGAAAAACCTTCGTCTATAAAACAGACGAAGGTTATGTGATAGAAGCAAATAGAAGATACGTTTTTGAATCGTTCGATAAAATGTTGGAATTTATTGATTCGATACCGATGAGTTAATAGTGCCTTCTTGTGGTTTTGGATCAGTGTGTACTTGGTCGGCAATTTCAAAATAACGTTCCAATCTCATACCAACTTGTTCATACAACATTTCAAGTTGTTTTTCAATTTCTTTCATTTTGTTGGCTTCTTCATACATTTTGGCAGCGTCTCTTTTGATTTCTTTCATATCACGTTCAACCATTTTGGCTTGCATCCAGTCGCCACATTCTTTAATTGCGTAGCGTTCTGCTAGATTAACAGCCTCCATAATTTTTTGTGCAGTTTCATATACACAATCGGCTTTTAATCCCTTGCGATATTCATTATAGGATCTAATAGCACCAACCATTTTTGACTTTTCTTCTTTGGTAAGTGGACTATAAGCTACTTCAGTGGAATTTTCTAGTAAATGTTTTAATTTCATACTTTATAAATATTATAATTCTGATAGAATGTTGTGAATAATTCTTTCTACATTACCGTATGGGTTGACAATTGTTCTTTGTTCTACACTTTCATTGATTTTGCCTTGAGGATACATAAAGGCACCTTGTGTACTAGGATTGCTTACAAAGTCAAATGCGATCAAATCAAAATCGTCTTGTACAATGTCGGCACCTTCTCTCATATCTTTTTTAACACTGCCTAATCCTCTGCTGCTAATACCTAATAAAATTCCAGATTGCAATAAATCTCTAAGAATATTACCACTTGGTGTGGGCAGTATTTCAACTGTTCCAACCAAATCTTTGTCTTCCCAACCCATATCAACAATGTTGTGACTAACGTTCTTTAAGTTAACCACGCTGCTTTCTGGATGATCCAACTCACCCATAGCACGACGTTGTTTTACGAAGTTTTGCATATACTTTTCAGCTTCACGCTTTAGTACATCTTCTGGGTACACTCTTCCATTTTGATTCTTTGCATCCGCACGTTGTAATACGCCGGTTACGTATAGTTTTCCATCTTTAAGAGATTCATTTAAAGATGTCTTTTTAAATTCAAATGGTAATATGTCTATCAATACTTGTTTCATATATGTGTTAAGCTTTAGGTTGTGTTGTTCCTGGTTGTTTTGATTGATCTGGTTGATTTGCAACAGTTGCGTCTTGCTTATCTGCGGTTATTGTGTTTTGTGGAACAACATTTTGTTGACTTTGAGGGTCAACCAATGCTTTTGATTTAGCAACTTGATATTGATCTTTTGGTTTCAAATTATCAGCATTACCTAAAATTTTAAGTTTAAATCCTGGCTTGATGAAAAATTTAGCTACTTTTTGTTTATTTTCTTCACGACCAATTATTATAATAACGTATCTGTCGTAGTAATAATCAATAGCAACACCAGTTACATTTATAGTATAATCTGTCTCAGGTTGTTTATATCCTTTACTGGCTCTAACTACGATTTTCTTACCTAAAATTTTGTCTTGGATTGTTTTTTGTAGATTGTTCTTTAATGCCTCGGTTGAACCTTTTAACTTGGTATCAAATGCTGTAAAATCAGGCAATACATCATATGTTTTTAAATCTACAGATGGTGAAGGTTCGGCTTGCTTTGGTTGTTGAGTTGGAGGTTGAGCAGGTGACGGTTGTGGAACAGAAGCTTTCTGACCTTCTTGTTCATATTTTAAACCATTAAAACCTTCAGTAAATGGTAAACTTCCTTGTTTATAACCAATCAAATTTGGATCTAAATTTGGATCATTATGTTGAACCAATCCATTTTTATCTGTATATGTATCTCCCAATTCAATTGATTGAGCAGGAGTACTATATGCTGGTTCACTATACATTTGATTTTCCAACTTATAATTAGGACTTCTTTTAATTGGCTTAGCTAATTTATATCCCAATTGTGTGTATGTATCTGGTCTTGCTCCTCTTTTGGAAAAAGCAAATGGAGTTCTTGCAGCGTCACCACCAACAGCAACTGGACCAGAAGCAACAGGTGCGGTACCTGTTGTACTAGCTTCATTTTTAACCTTTAGGTTGGTTAAAATCTTTTTAATCTTTTGTTTAAGATTTTGCTTCATTTTTGACATCAATCTTTTTAATTTCTTCTATCAATTCGTATACATTTAACAATGAAGTCAATTGATTTTCTTTAATTACGCCAACACAAGATTTTGTTGAAAACTGACTAATAACTTCATTTATTTTAATTTTAACCACTTCAGAGGTAACATTCTTCACTTGATCTTTTAATACTCCACTTATTCTCTTGTACTCTTCGTTGACGTATTTTGTAAATTTACTGGAGTTGGAAACATTAGTAATATATTCTTTTAGAAGTTTCTTTTGATCTGGCAAAAGATTGTTGTATTTGGTATTGAAGTTTTCAATCAAGAATTTATAGGCCAACAATCTAACTTCAGCACTTTGATTTCCATAAACATCCATCATTTCTTGTTCTGACTTCTTTTCTTTTGTTAAGCTCTCAACAATATATTCTCTTGATTCTAACAATTCAGATACATCAAACTTGACTTCACTTTTATCTTGATCTTCAAATAATTTGTATATAGAGGCGTATAACTTATAATTTGGAATTTTATTTTTCAAAAATTCGTCTATATTATACTTCTCTTTTATTTCTTTAATTATGTTGTACTTTTGCTTGTTCAATTCGCGTTCATCTAGTTTGGAACGTGTTTGCAAAACAACATTCAAAAGACGTTCAGCGGAAGAAGCATCTTTGCTTTTTTGTTGTAGGATGAAATTGTAAAGTTGCACTTCTTTTCCTAGTTCTTTGCTTTCGTGAAAATACTTGAACATCAGATTTTTGGTAAATGATTCATCTCTCCCCGCTAGAATGTCGGCTGTTATTTGTCTAGTGAGTAGTTCAAACAATATTCCAGCATTCTTGAATTTCGAATGTTTTGCTTTCTTGTGCATATTATTTATTATTATTTATAAATATAATCAATGTGGTTAAATATGTAGGAATTATACTATTCTTTTATATTTTGTTCATCCATAAAAGATTTTTTACTTCCCTCTCGTAATATTTCTTTTTCTTGGTCTAAAGTTTTTAGTACATCGGTCAATCCTTTAATAGATTCTAGTGATAGCGGAGACTTGTTTTTATACTTGTGCGTCACAGACAAATCACTACGTCTATTGTTTTCTAATGTACCCAATGGATCTTCGCCAAATCGATAATCACGTGCATCTTTTCTACCAGTTTGATCACGTTCTGCTAATTTTGGGGGTGTTGATTTTTCCCCACCAGTTTCACCACCTTTTGGTTCGCCTCCACCTGGCGGTTCTCCGCCTGGCTCACCGCCAGCTGGCTCGGCGCCGCCTGGTTCACCACCTGGCCCACCACCGGATCCACCGGCTCCTTCTTTATCGTCCTTGTTTAAGAATGATAATGCTGGATCATTGCCTTCTTCTTCGATTTGTTTAAATCTATATGTACCTTTAGCATCATCGATAAGTTGTTTTTGCAACTCAATCATATCTTGATCTGATAAACCAAAAATATTTTCATAGATCCACTTCTTAGAAAATACTTTTTGTTCTTGCATATCTTTGGAGAGTTCGACTTTGCTTTTATATACGTCGATCTTTTCTTTTTCAAAGATAGTAGATGGATTGGTCAATTCCAATGTAAAATCGACCAACGATTCATCTCTATATCCTTGTGAATATAAATGAATAACCGCAATCTTATTTAACTCACTTACAATAATACGTTGAATACGTTGAACAGTTCTAGCAAAACGTATATCTTCAGCTGCCAATGTAGCTTTACCGCTTAGACTTTCATCATAACCTAAAAATGCTTTGGGAATCTTAAGCGCTGCCATCATTTTGTTACGCAGATATTCAATATCATCAGTACCTGTCCATTCTAGACCAGACAAGTTTTCGATACTTGTACCACTATCACTACCACGAACTGGCAAGAAAAAGTCTTCTACCATGTTCTGCAAATTGAATCTTAAATTGTAGTCGCCTGTTTGTTGATCCAAATATGGTACTTTTTTCATTTGATCCATAATGCGTTGCATATGGTTATCAACTTCATTTGGAGGAATATTACCGATGTCAACCTTGAAAATACGTTTTTCAGGAGCACGCATAATACGATGAATTAACATTGCGTCTTCCATCAAACTCAATTGTTTCCATACGCGACGAGCACCTTCTAAAGAACTTTTTCCGTATGGCAAAAAGTTACTATCACTCAACAAACGAAAATGTGCAATTTGATAATTTTCCAGATCTTCTAGTTTATTACCATATGGAAGGTTGACTTGGAACTTAACAAAATTCTTATTTGATAAATGTGCGTTTTCTACACGGGTTACATAATAAGTGCTCAATGGTTCTACCAAATAAACACCATATTCAGGGCTAATATGTAAACGTAGATAAAAATCTCCGTATTTGACCATACAACGAGTCCAACTCCAAAGATTGAATTCGATGTTTAAAATGTCATAAAACAAATTGTGTAGAATTTGCTTGATTTCATCGTTGGATGATTTGATATGAATTACTTCACCCATTTCATTTCTAGTTGTACATTCATCTGCATAGATATCCAATGCAGATGCTAGAATTGGATCCATATCCATTGTATCATAATCACGAAATAGTTCTACACGACTACTTTGATATGATAAATTGAAATCTCTTGTGTATTGATTATATGAAGTGGTGCGTAATCTATTAAAACGATCTCTTAAACTATTACGATCTGTAGCATACTGAATTTCGTCAGTATCAATTACTTTTAATTTTTTACCACCGATATTACGAACAATTACATCATTTGAAAACAAACGTTTCAAACGTGCAAATAATGAACGATTGCGTAATTCTTGAAAAGATTTATCTGCCATATTATTCTAGTATATAAGTATTTACAACAACCAAGTTAAACTTTCTTTTTTGTCATTTACAGTAAATTCCATCGTCTTTTGATGATCAGGTACAGTGCTTACTTGTTTTGGCACAGTTATTTGACTTGTTACTTTTGATATTTTAGAAACCATTGCTTTATTATAAGCTATTTGTTCGTTTCTAAGTTTTAAAGCTGTTTCACGAATCCACAATCCAATGCCTAGTGACATAACTAAATCATCATTATATCCCTTCATAGCCTCAGCTTTAGCTCCATTCCATATAAACACATTCAATTCCTCATAAAGTCTTTTAGACTTGATTATAACACCTTTTTCTCTAAAAAAGTTTTCTAGTTTACTAATGATTAATGGTCTATTTTTACTAGTGGTTGTAAATCCGGCCACTAATTTTTTGTCCGCCGAATTTAATTTATTAGTATATGTTTTTTCCACATCTATAACAGTTAAATCAGCTGCACTATAAAATGTATTTTGATAATCTCTATCTATAATTTGTTGAAGTGTAGCCCAACCCACGTTATTGTTTTCCACGACTAATAACGCATTATTATATTCAGTTGCAACACTTACCAACAAGTTTCCATAATCCTTGGTAGTTAATTGTCCTTTATATTCCGCAACTTGTTCCAATGTTTCTATGTCAAAGATATGAAATGCGCTATAATCTGCTCCATCTCCTCTCGCACAGTCGGCCGTTAATATGTAATTTTTACTATAATTTGGATAATCCCATATCCAAAAATCTTGATTATTACCACGTTTTTCAATTGGATCTTTAATATAAGTTTGTTTATAAAACTCTAAAATATCAATACTCACAACTTGATTACCAGATGTACTAAAATCACAATCACATTCTTGCGCTGCACCTTTTACACCTGACAATTCTGTTTGTTTATCTCTCCAAGCTTGATCTCTTTCTGGATGTAGATGCCATGGTAATCGTATTGTTTTAAAGTTGTTCTTACCTTCTTCAGCTTCTACCCACGTTTTATGAAAGAAATTACCAACACCATTTGGCGTACTTAATATAATAGCTCTACCACCAGTAGACAGTGTATATTGTGATGACAACCAAATTTCTTCAATACCGTCAATAAATGCAGCTTCGTCAATGATTAGTAAAGATAGTGCGGATGATCGACCAGCGGTACCAGCAGATGATACTGCTTTGATTTGCGATCCATTTTTTAGACGTAATGAAAGACGATTGTCTTCTACACAGGGAACTTTTAACCAAGACGGCAAGTTATCATTAGCAAATCTAACTTTGGTAACGATTTCTTTTGCGGTTTCTTGAGTAATACTAATACAAAGAATATTCTTATCGTTATGGAATGTCATTAACCACAAACTATAAGCTGCTGTAAGAGTACTAATACCCATCTGACGACTTTTTAATACAATATTAAGACTATTATCTACGAAGTCTGATAGAGTTGTCTCTTGAAAAGGAAACAATTCAAAGTTACAAGTACCACGAATAGGATGTTGGATCTTAACATACTTTTTCATAAAGTATATTGGATCCTCAATACACTTCTTATACTCTTGCTTTATTATTTCTCTTAGATTTGGCTGACTCATACTTTTCTTCGTAATCTTTTATCTTAGCGTTTAGTTCTTCTAAACGTTTATAGAGTAGTTCTAAATCTTTATTTAGATCCTCTAGTATTTTATTATAATCTTGAATGCCTTCCCATCTTTCAAATGAACCATCTTCTTCTAAGAATTCAACTGGTTTTCCTTGATTTTCTTCGCAGAACTTTTTACTTTCTTCAAACTTTTTCTTATAATCTTCCAAAATACTACGTTCATTTTTTAAATCCTGAAGTTCGTTATATACGTCGAACATTCCGATTAATTTAAGATTTGTTTGGAAATCAATAAAACAATCGTAGCAATATCCTGTTTTGGGCCAAACACGATCATCTAAATAATTGCCCCAACGAACATCCATCTTACAACATTTACAACGTTGTTCATTGATAATCGTAGCGCGTTTTTGAACTCTACGTTTACTACCATTTTTCCAAACCCATTTACGTCCTTGACCATCCTCCCACTCTTCACCTTCTTTACGGGTTGAATTTTCCAAATTAGAATCATATCCTACTTGGACGAATGGACGAACGCCATCAACATAATCTTTAACAATATCAAGATTGCTTTTACCTAATGCTCTTTTCATAACAAATATGTATTTATTTTATTTCTTAAACTTACTTTCCAAACCTTTTATAATAAAACTTCCTGTAATTTTGAAAGGATTGTTATAAATATTTGGATCTCTAACCACGATTCCTTCATGTTTATCTAAGTCACCAATCTCACTAGTAGCATTCTTTAATACTTCATCTCCTAATTTGATAGTGGTTAAATAAACAATGGTATCATTTATAATCTTTTGAACGTCTTGACCGGCAAAATCTTGCGTAATATTTTTGCTGTTTGAAGCATTAATAAATTGTTCACGGGTGATAAGTGGAAGATCGATTTTTACATTTTTTAACCAGTCTTTTAATGACTTGGTTTCAGCAACTTCTGTAGGATATAATGTTACTGGTTCTCTCAATACTTTGGCCAAATTTGGATCCGATTTAAATGATGTACCAACGCTGCCTAGTACTTTGAATCCATACTTCATTGCAACCTTATTTAATTTATTGATGTAGGACTGCATTGCCGCTTTATCATACGGTATTTCAACAGCAACACGGGATTTTACACTACCATCCTTACCAAATGTCTTTGGTTTGATCTCTTTTAAGCCATGAATTGCTAAAAAGTTTCCAATATCACCATAACCAACTACGTTTGTTGTACCTTCTACATATTCAATATTAAACAATATATTTGGATTGTTCAACAAGCCCAACTTTTTTAATTCGGATTTGGTACTTGGAATCGCTTCATCGAAAATATTGATTACTTTAGTTCCAATATTAATAAATCCATGACCTGGTTCAAATCTATTTGGCAAATCTTCGGGTCTCATGCCCTTAATATCAAGTGGTTTTGCTGATCCACGATCCATTACAAATTGGCTGTTTATCATACGGATACTTGCATTAACACCGTCAATCTTTACACTACCGGCGCCTTGCTTCAGAGACTTTACTGCTTTCGCAAATACACCTACCAATTTAGCGCCAGTATTTACAAAATCAAATGGATGTGCCATATGTCCACCTGCGCCGCCTTCTTGTATTACCTCACTTAAAATGTTATTTAGTCTTATCATATGGTTTTAAAAATGTTTTATCAAATACAGTAATTGCTTTTTTGTAAGAACTCTTAGTTTCGTCTAAACTATTATTAGTAAATTGCCAATTCCAAAATAATTGGTCTGGTGTTTTGAATCCAAAAAACTGAAGTACTTCTTTTTGTGTTTGTGTAACATCTTTGCCATTCCAATTTTGTCCAGTTGCAATGAATCCTGAATCAATATTTTTAACAATATTACTTTCTCCCAACGTAGAATGTCTGTTTTCAATCCAAGTCAATCTTTCGATCAATTTTTGATAAAAACCATTGGCTTGACCCCATCTCACACTAGCAAAAAATAAAACGGTATCACTTTCAAATAGCTCTTTACTTACTTTCCATAATTCATCGTTCTTATTATTAATACTAGCCCAACAACGATGTTCTCCTGTTGGGTTTTTTTCTTTATCTTTTAAAGATGAATCTTTTGTACCACAATGATTTCCCCATTTTGACGATACATTGCCCTCACACGGAACTATATTTAATTTGGTAGTATCTATCAATGATACTTTTTCTTTACCTAATAATTCTTGCATTTTAATTGCTAATTGTGTACTCTTAGCAATATCGTCTTTGTGACCACTCCATCTATTACTGGTAGTTAACAATAGTACTTTGTTCTTGGTACGTAAATAATCTATAGTCTTCTTGTATTTACGAGCATAAAGATCCATATCTTGCTCGCTTTGAGGAAGTTTGGCTTCTAATAATAAATCGTTTAAACTAATCATTTTGATAATTGGTATAAAATTATTTGTTTGTTTTTTTAACGCAGTTGGGATATTTTTTACCAAACAATGTTTTCATACCTTTTTGCGTATATCCCTTCCAACATTTCTCTTCTATATTATTTTCAACCACTCCATATCCAGAACCATATGGAGATGATTTACCAGATTCTGGATTGGATGTTTCTTTATTTAATTTTATTGTTTTTGCTTTTGAGGCCTCTTTACGTTGTATAGCATAGTCTAAAGCACTTTTCAATCTGCTTTTAACATTTGGATCTTTAGCATTTTGATAAGCTGCTCTAACTCTCTGATGTATAAGATTTATAATTTGAGATTGTCTTTTGTGACTTTTTGATTTAAAACCACTACTAGCTAGTGTATCTTTAATGTCTTGGGATGTTTTAAATTTTACTCTAACCGTATCCTTCGGATTTTCATCGGTATATAATCGTCTATCAGATCCTTTTGGCTTTTTACCAGTTCCAACTTTTGGATCAGACTCAGATAAAACTTCATTTAAAATGTCAGTTAAACTAATCATTTTGCTAACTCGTCTAGTTTATTTTGCATTGTCATACCACGAATGACTTCAGGTGTGCCGCCATTGTCTCTATTAAAATAACGTTTATAATTGCTTAGTGCAACGTCTAATCTAGCCTTATCAATTGGTTCTTTTGATAAAATATCCTTTACCATTTTTAAGTTATTAACTACCAAAACATTTGTGTCATCGATTACCTTGTCAATTAACTTTAAAAGAGATGGATCTACGGCGTTTTTAACTTGTGGGTTAGTTAAATCCTCAACGATTCGTGTTAATAGTATCATAAATATAAATATACAGATCAAACAAAAAACCCCGCTTATTTCTAAGCGGGGTTCTGTTTAATTTTCTTTATCCTAGATTAGGCAGAAAATTGAGCGCCCGTTGGGAGTATATTAAAATCGAGTATAATAAACTCAGCGGTTCTAGTTGGTTGGATATAGATTTGTCCGTAGAGGATGTTACGATCAATCAAGTCAGGAGTATTGTTTTCAGCATCCATCTTGACTTGGAATGCGTAGATACCGTTACGTTGTTGTACTGATTCCAAGTATGGTGTTACGATACTCAAGAATCGGTTACGTGTAGAAGCAACATTTTGTTCAAACACCAAGTAGTTGCTTGAACTTGCGATAAACTTCTTCAAGTTGATCAACAAGCGGCGAACATTGATGCGATCCAAAGCGCTTGGAGCAATTTGTAGAGTCTTTTGACCCCATACACAAATGCCTTGGCCTGGGAATGCTGCGATTGGATTTACACGACCTTCATATAGTTCATCACGTTCACTGTGAGTTACTCTGTCGAGTACTTGTACAGCGGTTGGAATACCACCACGGTTTAGACCGGCTGGAGCATACCATTCAGCAGCAGCATTATCGTTAGCAGCATAAACTGCTGGTAACACTACTGAAGGTGGAACACTAATAATCTTGTTGGTATTAGTATCTAGGATCTTAACCCAAGGATAATAAGTACCTACATAGTTACTATCAATTGTAGCTACAGTGTTAATTGCGGCATCAATCAATCCTACAGTTTGGTTACTTGCTGGGAACACTACGTTATCCATAATGTAGAAACAGTCTTGACGAGTTTCGCACATATCGATTACTAGTTCAGTTACGTAACTGTGTTGTTCACGGAAGATACCTGGAGTTACGATCAAGTTGATATCAAATTCATCTGGATTACCGATTGCAGCAATTGCTTGCTTATAAGCGATACTACCTGGACTATTGATATTTGTACAATCTAGACCTTGTGTATTACCAGCGGTAATGTCACTGCCTACATTGATTGGAATTGCTGGCCATTGACCTTCAAATCCACCTTGGAAACCTACGATAAACTTACGTAGTTTAACGTATGTAGATTCATTTACAGCATCATATGTACTTGGGATACTACCACTCAATGTTGGTGATAGTAGTGAACCAGTACTTACATATGTACCTTGAGCATAGAATTTACTGTTTGTAGTACCCCAAACTTTATCTTCTAGATCGAAGTCAATGTTTGTACCATTGCTATCTGAAGCACCATAATATGGTAGTGGCTTGAAGTATTGTTTAGTGTTATTTTCTACACCAACACCAAATGAAGATGTTGGATATAGTGCTTGGATTTCAGTATCAGTTCCTGGAACACTACCGAATACTGTACCAGATGGATACTTACCAGGTCCGAGACCATAGATACTTGCTTTACTGTATTGTACAGCAGGTACATAGTTGCTTGCGGTACTATCAATTGGAGTACTATATGATTCAAATCCGTATGGTACGCAACTTACTGGGTAAGAAACGTCACTGGCTTCGATTCTGATATACTTACTCAAATTATTGAAATCGCCAAATTGAATTAACTTACCAGCATAAGTGATATATGCGTATCTGTTACCAATTCTACGAGCAACATAATTTGCGGATTCTGGATCCAAATTCAAGTTTTGGAAGATTTCCAAATACTTTGGCTTCTTATCAGTATCGCTATAAGCACGTACTGCTAGTGTGAAACTACCCCATTCACTACCTGGAACTGTTCCTGCCAACTTAACATTACTAATTTCAATCTTGAACTTAGTGTTGCTCAATGTACCGTCACTCAAAGTGTGAACCTTGAACAACTGGAACTTGGTTGGAAAAGCAGCTACATCGGCGCTACCTTTAAATGGAGCAATCTTTTGACTGTAGATCCAAGGAGTAGAAGCATTGGTGATACTGAATTGACTATCACCGTTATTCAAATCAGTGCTATATTGATCAACAAACTTTAGAGGTTCGCCAACAATTGAACTTCCTGATAGGTTACTTGTACCAACTTGTAGTCTCCAACCATAAGCGCTGGTCTTTTCAGCTACGAACTTCTTGATGCTATCTTCGAATAGTACGTAGTTGTAAGCAGCTTCAACTTTTTGACCAGCAATTTGTTTGTTAGGATTACCAACAGTTGGGTCTACGCCAAATACATCTTTGATGTAATTATTGTCGTTTTCATTCAAACTGAAGTCGTAGTAACCGTATGTACCAGCACTTGTACCACCGGCTGGATTTGTGTAACTATACTTCAATGCCAAGTTGTAAACATTTTCATTAGGATTAATTACACCCTTGTATGGGAATGTGCTACTTGTTAGTTGAGTCAATGTTGAGGTATTGAAACCAAATACTTGATAATCACTGGTGAATTGTGATGAAGCATTTTGGGTGTTTGCCAATACTGACAAGATCATCTTTTGACGACCTGTTAATACTGGATTACATTGATCTGCGCTTGGATTATCTTGATTTGTGAATCCGCCATTATATTTACCAAAGGAACCACTTACCACACCTCTTACTTGTAGACCAGCTACACAAGTTCCAACACCACGTAGTGAATGGAAACTACCACTTTCAAGTGTCAATGGTGTGCCTGCTTGAACATTGAAGTTGGTTAGGTTATAAGCGATAGTACTATTGAAATAAGATGAACTTACTAGATCAACGGTTGTTGTACTTTCGTCGAATGCGGTAGCTACAGCGGTTTCATTATCAATATTTGTACCTTGTAAACTTGATGTTAACAAGAAGAATGAAGTTCCAACTGGTTTTGCATTGCCGTTTGCCAATGTACTGGTTGTAAACTTACGTACTAATATTCCTGATGAAACTGTACCAATGTCTACTACTTTACCAGCATACAAGATGCTACCACTCAATGATCCAACTCCATCAACGTCTGTTGCGGTAACAGTACTAGTTGCTGCAGCAGATCCAAACTTAACGTTTAATGATCCACTAATAATCATTCTGGAGATATCAATGCGTTGTACCAATTGAATCGAAGAACTTAATCCAGCACCACTCAAACTTGCAGTTGCAAATGAGAAGGATGAATTTGCGTCATAATTGGCAAAAACCAAACCAAATGTATTTGGTGCGGTAAATGAGGCGGTTAAGTAACTATTATTTGAACTATCAAATGTTAGTTTGTACTTACTTGAACCACCGCCACCGACAGTAACGCTACCGCTTATACGTGATTTTTCAAAATCAAATGCGGCTAAAGCGTGATCTACTGAAGATCCTGCTTTTGCAACTTTACCGTTTCTAGCTACAACTGAGCTACTAAATAGTTCATAGTGTCTAGTAGAAGTTACTTTGAATACTTTACCCAAACTGGATGAAGTTGACAAAGAAGCAGATAGTGCATTTACACCTGTCAAACTACCCAAACTTGCTAAGAAAGAAGCAATTTCTGATGTAGTTACTCTAGAAAATGTAGCTGAACCGGTTATTGTACTTCCAGTTGAACCCTTGATTTCAGCTGATCCTGTAATGTTGATTGCGGAACTGCTTTGTTGATACTTAACGTTTGATACATAGTTAGTAGTATCAATGTACATAAATGAAGCTGTTGTGATAGCACCTTTATCAGCATTTCTGTTCCAGATACCTGGTTGAGCATATACAATCAATGGATTCTTCTGCCAGTAACCAGTAAGACCACCTACACGAACTACGGTAACGATGCCTTGTTGTAGTAGATATTCTTTGGCGGTGTATGGTCCATAATACACACCGTCAGCGACACCAAATCTTGTTTCCAAGTCGGCTACGTCGGTTATTGTATTTGGAAAAAACGCTGGTCCATCAGCGAATGGAGCTACTATTGCTCCTCCAATGTTTGCTACTCCTTGAGCCAGACCGGAGAGGTCGTTTTCACGTGTGAATACACCTGGGCTTACTATATTTTGTGTTGGGGCGAATCTACCGCCTTCTTGTATTGGCATAATATTAATATCCTTTCGAAGTTATATTTAAAATATAAATATAACCGAAAAATCGAAGAACTAACTATTTATTATAACTTTAAATTTTTTGTTCTATTAATAGTTGATCTATGGTATCCATAACCATTTTTGGAGTTATTTGTTTGGTACATTCAAACTCTTCTCTCTTATCAGATTTTGGACACCACTTCCAATTTCCCTTGTCAAATAGCGAATCATTCCAACATCCTGTACACACCGAGTGGTTTTGTACTCTATAAGGAGTATCAAATTCAGTATATGGATATGAGAACCCGCTAATTAATACTACTGGTTTTTTAACTGCCCAAGCTAACCAAGACAATCCTGATGGTAAACCTATAAAAAACTCACTGTGATATATTTGATTCATACGATCAACCAGTGGTTTATCTCCTGTAAAATCTAAAGCATTGGATGGCATACTATTCATATAATCCGATCCATTTCCGAATGTTTTGTGTTTATCTATGCATATTACTTCAAATCCCTTTGATTTTATATATTCAACAACACGTTCCCATCCGCCTTTATTGTTCCAATATTTGGCTTGACACGTACTTTGTGTTGCAATTGTGACGTATCTCTTTTTTAGAGGTCTTTCTTTGATTTCAAAGTCAAGCAATGGTAATTCTGGTTCATATGGTAACCCTAAATAGTCACTTGCTATTTTTTGTAGAGGTTGTTTTCTGGGATCTGTTTTGCATCTATCATTGTTAGATCCATTTTCGTCTACATAATATCCCAGTTTATAAGTTGCAAATGCATCTGAAATAGGTTTGTTATTGTGAACAAACTTAATTGAAGGGTATTTGTTTTCAAAAATATTTTTCAAAGGTAACTTGACATAAAGATCACATTCGTGTTTTTTTCTAAACTGTTCAATTATAGGCATCCAAGCCAATTGATCGCCTAAAGAGTAACTTTCATATTCAATTACTACTTTCTTATTCTTTAAATTTAACTTATATGTTTCGACCAATTCATTAGTCTTATTATCTTTAATGTGAATTTCATAGGGAATGTAATATGTAAAATTACAACTTCCCCACCAATTATGTTTTAAATCAGTTTCATATTTAATACTATTATCGTCACCATTATAGAATGTTATGTGGAAACTTTGATCTACGTCTACTGGGTTATCCACTTCAATCTTGGCATTATCATTGAATGAATATTTAAATACCGCATTTGTTTTAATACTCTTTTCATTCTTTTTAAGATTTTCATAAACATCGATGTGTTTAATAGCAAACAATCGTTCAGTATATTGATCATATAAATCGATTAACTGGTCTACTCGGTTGGAATAGGAATTTTCCTTAGCACACTCCAAAGCTTTGGTTTGATATCGACTATAATCAGATGTGATTTGTTGTATTGCGGATTTTATTTGTTCTACATTTCGTTCAACAACAACCATACCTTTATATGATTTTTCCTCAAACGTACCTACCACAGGTAAACCACAACTCATTGCTTCTAAAAGCGTTAGATTTGGATGTCCTGCTTCCAATTCAGATGGGTGTATGAATATAGAATGGTCATTATATAAATCGATCAACGATTCTTCATTTAAATCAAATACTTTTGTCAATTTATCATACTGATTTAATTCTTCATCTAATATATCAAAGAACTTTTTATTATTAGATGGTCCAGCAATAGTAATTGGATATCCTAATTCTTTAGCCACTTTAATCGCATATGTGAATCCTTTTCTATCATATGATTGATTATTGGCATAACCATTATTTGCAACACACAACAGTTTATTTACTGGAATTTTGTTATTTTTATGTTTAAACACATCGGTATTTACCGCGTGGGAAAAATAACGTAATTTTTTACTTCCGAAATAATCAACCAAATATTTGGCAGGACAAGTGGATATTACACTATTTTCAATTGCTTGTAAATTCTCTTTATATACAGATGAATCTTTGCCATACAAATAAGCGTGATGATCGTGTAAACTAAAGATATAAGGTATGCCTCTTTTATGACATTCATTTGCCAGATTTGCTACGTGTATATGTACGATTATATCGTCTGAATATTTAATTTCATTCAAATACTTTATCTGACATTCTAATCCCTTTTTGTTTAACAGTTGATGATAATCCCAAATGATTTTTTCAACTGCACCCCATCCATTAGGCGGAATAGGCAATAACCCTAAATTAACTTGTATAATTTTCATTGTGTAATATCAATAGAACCGTTAATATCTATGTCTTCCAATCTTCTAAATGACTTTTTATAACTTCTCAATAAAATTTTATTTTGATCATATAGATTATTTTCAATTTCATAGAAATTATTGTTTTCAAACTCGTTTGCTAAATAAAAACAAACCTTTTCTGATACCGTGTAAGAATAATTGTTAACTACCTCTCCGTTCTTTTTTATTATTATCTCATTTATACGACCATCTAATTTATTATTGATGTATGTTAATACTCCAAACTTATTTATATTCTTCATCCTCAGAACCGATAGATATTCTACCATTGAGAATAAATTATTTTTACTATTGCTTAAATAAGATTCTTCGTTGTTTGTATAATCTATATGAAGATCGCTCTTATTAGATATTAGTTTATTATAATAGAATTGTTCCAATCCATTTGATATATTTTTCTTGGTAACAAATTCCATATATTCTTCTGGCGTATAGTAATCAAAATTATCCAAGAAAAATTGAGTATTAATTCCGTGAAATACTGTTTTGAATGTGTCACCTTCTAAGGCCTTATCATAAAAGAAAAATGCTTTCTTATTAATTAGAATTTCATCTACATCGTATAACTTTGAAAAATCTGATTCTGAAATGACCATATCATAATTGAAGCAAATTGCATTTTTGTATCCGATTTTATTTGCCAATGATATGCCATTGTAATAGTTTAATAATACAGCAAGACCGTGATAATTATCACAATCGGAAGGTGGAAAAAATAAATTGATCTTGGTATTATCTGTGTTGTATGTCCATCTATTATAGAAATTATGTTTTAAAATTGGATTGTTTGAGTCATATACATAATGATCAGCCGCTTTTTGCAAATCAACACTAGCAGGATAATGAGATGACAACAACACTTTATAACCAGCTTTTTTAGCTTGATTAATTGATTCCAAAGTTGTGTCTTCTACAGCTTTAAAATTGGGATGTGTTGATATGATAACCACCGTGTTTTTATTTGCAGTTTTCTTTATATTAACAATCTCTATTTCAGAATCTGAAATCATCCCCAATTGATTCTTTATGAGTTTAACATTACGATTAAAATTGGTTTCGTCTAGATACTTGATATTTTCAAATACCTTGTATCTATCAAGGTAAACAGGCAAATTGTACAATAGAGATGGTATATTATAAGATATAGCCTCTTTAATTACAATAGGTGCTGTCTCTTTATCAGTTGCGTGACCTCTGCTAGTGAACAAAAACAAATCCATACAACTGTAGAAGTTTTCTACATCTTTGCGTTCACCCCAAACTTTTACATTACTCGGTAAATTATCCAACAGAGGTTGCCAATAATTTTTGAAGTTATCAGCCATATTACCCAGACAATGAAATTGAATATGTTCTTTTTCCATTGCACGAGCATATTCTATAAATTCTTTTTGGTTTTTTCTAGGAGTAAACAATCCAACGTGTAATACGTGTTTTTTACTTTCATCCAATCCCAAAAATTTCAATCCTTCAGATCTATCTTTTCTACACTTCACAGAAATTGGATATTCAATAACTGTAGTATTTATGCCTAAAGATTCGACGTTTTGTTTCTGATAATTACTTACGAATGTAAATTTATCTGGAAAAACACGCTTTCTTCTTGGATCAAAACTACTATCGTGCGAAGTTTCCACAATTAGATATTCTCGGTCTTTATTATAGAGTTTAGTAGCCAAGTTAACATCCATAAAGTATTCTGGCATTTCCTCCAAATGAATAATGTCAGGTTTTATATTGTCAACTAACTTTAGTAACTCAAATTTATTTGATGATAATGTGTAAAACCTCTTACCGCAAATTTTCTGAAGCTGCTTTCTTTGAACAACTAAAACTCCACCAGTAATATCATCATATTCTACACAATATATTTCATAATCATTAATTAACGATTGTATTTTTTTCAATAAAAATTGAGGTAGTCCTCCAGTAGAAAGATGTGGAGCTATAAACAATATTTTTTTCATAATTTACTTATTTAAGTATACGGTGTTCATATGTGATAGATTATGATCCAAGGCATTATCTTTGTGACTTAACTTGTATCCTAAATTCTTAAATCTATCAATTATTTTAAGTAGATTTACGCCGTCATTGCAATGAAATTCAAAGAATATACTTCTAACATTTTTGAAGAAATTGTCACTTGTATTTTCAAAAAACTCATATTCAGCTCCTTCTATATCAATTTTTAAATAAGTTGGCAATTCCAAATTATTATCTATTACAAACTTTTCTAAATTAATAGCATCAACTTCAAATTCACCTTCGTTTCTAATTCTGGAAGCAACTGTAGATTCTGTGGTACCAAATCTTACTTTTTTAAATTCACTTGAAATCGCATTATTAAACACTTTTGTGTTTTTACCATATCTGTTCAAATTATCGTTAAGATACTGTGAGAGTTCTGGATGTGGTTCAAATGCATATATTTGTTTGATATCAAAATTAGAACACGCAATAGAAAACGCACCAATATTAGCTCCCAGATCATAAACAACATCTCCATCTTTGATATTAAAATTTGATGTAAAATAATCATCGTAGAAAAATGTATGGTAAGATGGATAGGTTGTATCACCTTGTTTAGATTTTAAATCCAAACATCTAAATTTTTTAGTACCGTGATAATTTTTACTGAATAATAATGTATTGTCTACATCGTGTATTTCTATGCAAATGCCAGGATGATTTTTATTTAAAATTTCTTTTATATAAAAAATGTTATAATTATAGGTCCACATATCATGCCCCACTGTACAGTGGTGATACATAATATGTGAAATAAGATTGGAATCTAAACTTCGTATTGTTATTATAAACTCATAATTAACCGATGAATCATTGATGGTTTTAAACACACCTTCATCCGTAATAATAATTGTTAATTTTCCAAACTTTTCCAAATAGATATCGTCGATAATAGGCATATTAAATATATACTACCTTACTAAAGCCATTCTCTTTTTTTATTTCCACTTGGTTATCAACCATATCACGCATTTGATCCAAATGACTGATCACCCAGATAAAATCAAATTGATGTTTCAAATAATTAAACAAAGCTCCCATTTGACCCAAATGATCACTATCAGCACAACCAAATCCTTCATCAATACAAATAATATTTGGTCTTGGTAGATTACTAATATTAATCAACGAAACTCTGATAGCAAGTCCACTTACGAATTTTTCCATTCCACTTGCCATTTCAAGTGGCCAACGTTTGTCTTCGTAAACGATATTGGTCATAATGTTTTTTCCATCAGTTTGAAGAGTAACTGTAAAATCTACTAACTGTTGAAGAATATTATTAACTTCCTTTTCAATCTCAGGAAGAGTCTTGGTTATAATTTCATATGGAATTCCATCACGGCTAACTACATTTGTATAATGTTTGTAAGCTTCATAACTCGACTCTAATTCTTTTACCTTTTGCAATTGTTCAGTAACAGTTTTATACTGAACTTCTAACTTTCCTTTTTCAGTTAATGAGGAAAAAAGCTTGGAATTAATAGATTTAATATTAACGTCGATAGATTTAATCAAATCTTTCTGAGTGTTGATGTCAGACATCAACTTGTTATTATTCTCAATAATATCTTTATTTGTATAAAAAGTTGAAATGTTATCTGTTACAGTCTTAAGTTTGGTTTGAATCTTAATAAGATCATTTTCCAACTTAAGAATGGTATTTGAAATAACACTCTTGCTTTTTTCAAAAGCAACTTTATCGTTATTTACTTTTTGACAACGTTTGAATTTTGTTTCAATGTCGCCATAACTCTCCAAAGATGACTTTATTGTATTATACTCATCTACAATAACCTTGCTTTTGATTTTATCATTCTCCAATTCAGCTTTGACTTTTATTGCATCTTTTACGAATACATTGTTTACGCAATATGAACAGTTAGGATCATATTTGTGATCTTCCAACTTTTTCAATTTGTCCATTTTATTTTTCACAACAAGCTTAAGATTATTTAATTCATTGGTCTTGTTATCAAAATTTTGTTTGGCAACTTTATAAAGATCATAATCACGATCAATATTTTCGCAGTCTGATATGGATGAAGACAGATTGGTAATATTTGTTTCTACATCAATTAGTTTATCTTTTTGAAGTTTAATATTAAGATTGGTTTCATTAATCTGACCTTCAAGTTCAATTTTGTTACTTTCCAATTTAACAATATCAAAATCAAAACTTACAGTCTTAGTAATTTTATTGGATAATTCTAATAAGAGATTGTTATAAGAATCCTTTAACAATTCTTGATTTTTTACTTCTTCGTTAAACTCTTGAATCTTGGAATTAGTATAGTCTATACTGCCAGATACAGTTTCCAACTCTTGAATAAGTTGATCTTTACTTATATTCTTTAATAAAGTATTTGTTTCTTTAAACTTATCATTTGCGATAGTATATAATTGATCAAATACATCCAATCCCATAAACTGACACAATAAATCTTTTCTCTCAGTCTGTCCAAGATCAATAAAAGACCCAGCTTTACTGTTTTGTACACTTAAAACAGTAAGAATAAAATCTTCATATGTACCAACGTAGTCGCGAATAATATCGTTTGTGCTTCTACGAGCTTCTCCGTTCAATGGAACTTCTTTGTCATTTTCTTTTTTGTAGAATTTGACTTCAACTTTGACATTGCCTTTCTTGTCTGCTTTACCTTCACGCTCAATAAAATAATCAACTCCATTTACCTCAAAATTAAACTTACAACGAAAGCTCATTTTTTGAGTATTAAGCACGTGTGATGCTTTGTAACCCTTACTGAACTTATCAAAAACACAGAATGCAAGCGCATCCATAATGCTTGATTTACCACTAGCATTTGGTGCAAAAAGTCCGATAGTGCCGTTTAGTTTAGCAAAATCTATTATATTGCCTTCGCCATAACTAAACATATTGTCGAATTCAAATTTCTTTGGTTTCCAACGAATATTCTTTGGAGCTTTATCTTTTGGTATTTCTTTATTAATGGTCTTATTTAGATCCTTGACCATTTCTATTAGATTCTTATCTACATTTTTTGATAACAATGTGTCTTCTACCAATTTGTTTTGGTAGTCAACATCAAAAATGTTATGTACATCAAACACTTTTCCAGAGTTCAAAATTGTATCTTTTGATACATCGTCGGCACGAACATAGGTGGTTTCGATTAACGTAGATTTGGTTTTGATGTCATTTAAAATCTCCTTTACTTGTGAAGGAATGGACTCACGACAGATAACACGTAGTGTGGATTTCTTTGGGATGTTAGAAATATCCGTAATCAACTGACCCTTGTCAACTTCCACCGTATAATACCCATATTCATTTACTAGTTCGTAGTGTTTGAATAATTTACGTTTCAAGTCCCACATAATGAAACCGTGGCCTTTAAGCTCCTCACCGTGGTTTTGTTGAATCATCGATCCCGCATATACAACAACTGGCAAAGATTCATTGTCATCATATTCTTGTAGAATTTGATGTTTGTGAATATCACCAAGCATAGCAATGTGATGTCCATCAAAAGTTTCATTGGTTACAGATCGGCTACTAACAGTGTACCCAACATCAGTAACAGCATTATATACTGGTCCGTGAAACAAAGCAATGTGATGGTCTGTTTCATCACGATATTTCGATGGGATATTTTCGTACTTAATGTATTTTTCAGGGACATCCCAATCAAAAACACTAAAGTTATTAAACAAAATATTTTCATATCTATAAACATCTGTATTTCTGAGATAAAATAGATTAGGGTGATTCAAAGCATCCACAATTGGTGTAATACAATCTAATCTAGATTTATTAGCCAATGTAGCATCGTGATTGCCAGCCGTTAAAATAACAGGAACTCTATCTGCGCAATTTTTTAGAAAATCACTTCCAATTTTAACACATTCAGGACTTAAATCGGATTTATTATGAAACAAATCACCGGCTATAACCAAGATAGCATCCAGTGTTTTTGCTTTATCAAGGGCTTTATAAAGCTTTTCAAAAACCAAAGTATATTCGTCATGACGTTTTGTTAAACGAATATGAATATCCGCAATATGCACCACCGAATTAATTTTTTTATCTGTATTTTTTAATACAATCATAATTTAACTGTTAATTTTAACTTATACAACAAGCTTTCATCCATTCTAACACAACTATCTATGGTTTGCCAAGTTTTTTTATGACCCAATTCATTTGGATCTTTGCCGTCAAGTCTTACCAAATATGTAGTTATATCATTTGCAATTAAAAATTCACAAATTTTCAAACTTGATGCCAATGCATCGTTGTCCAACAAAACATTTACTCTGGGTGGTTTGTTTTCTACCAATTTTAGTTTGAGTGATTTAGATAAAGTTTTGCCAAACAAAGGAATAACATTATACTTTACAGACATAGCATCAAACACACCTTCTACCAAAGTTACTGGTTGATTAAAATCTGTATATAGTTCAAATCCTATAATATCTTTGCTACCATCACACAATCTATATTTAAGATATCCGTCGTAAAACGATCTACCACAGTAAAAGTTGAGCTTTCCTTGACAATCATATGACGGCACAATGATTCTATTGATAAAATTTCCACTGGTACAATACCCAATGTTATATCTAACTATATCTAAAGTAGATATATTACGGTTTAAACAGTAACTCAATGCGTGTTTATACTCAATATCATTATTTGGTTTACACAAAGGTTTAAACTCTTCAGGCAAACTTAATATCTTTTTTTCTTCTTTTACTACAACATTGGTTCGTTTGGGTCCATCTTTACACAGAATGTCATAATATTCTTTAGGAGCCTTTATCTTTTTTAATAGACTATGAAAACTTTTGCCACTAAACCCACATACCCAACATTGGTAAAATCCAGTTTTTGTATTGATGTTTAACTTACGTTTGTGATGACTGCAACTGGGACAAAAAACAAGAATTTCTTCACCGCCTTTTTGGATGTGAATTTTTTGCTTAAATAATCTTGATAATGTGTCAACTACAGTCATTTAGATTAGTATAACACCTAAATTTGAAATCACAACTTTTTATATAATGAGCAGACTATACCATCGTACATATCACCGTTTCTTTCGTCCCAATTACCTTTTTTATTAAGAACCGCAAACTTAACTACATCTGGACAAAGTGATTCTAATTCTGATTTTACAAAATCTTTGGATTTTACACCTTTAATTCTACATTTGCCAAACAACTGTTTGCGCATAGTGTTAACTGATAATAACTCTACCTTGACCTTGAAGTGTTCTTCAATAATATATGCAAAGACAGCATTATGTCTGGCTAATGTAATGATGACTTGTTGACTGGTAAATCCACCCGCAAATCCGCTTAAAGCGGCTTCTAAGTTAATAGTAGCGACATCTTTGATTAAAGGATTTTTTTCCAATTCTGATATAACAAAAAAGGTTTTTTCTTTAGTAGTTTCGAGTTTTTTTGTGTCAATATAACCAGCGTCCAAGACTTTTCCGTCTCTACTAAACGCCCAACCTGTAACTGATGTGGATGAATCTAAACCTAATATAACCATTTAAAATACATATCAACGAAAATATCGTTTCGTATTAAATCCTGGCAAAGTGTCGGAGTAATTCAACGCTTCTGTATTAAAATTTGCTTCTTGATTGTCGATTGATGTAAGAAATCCTGGATTAACTGTATATTTGCGAGATTTTTGTGAATAACCCATTTCTCCTTGTAGTCCATCTAACATAGTACCTCCAGGTATAAATCTTGTAGCTTTATATGCATTAAACGCACCGCCAGCTTTTTGTTTGGCTAGAAATCTAGCTTCTAAGCTTGTCTTTAATGATTCACGGTCTATTACTTTTGCGTCTGGTGATGTTGCCATATGTTTGTTCTATTTTATAATAAATATAATTAAGTGTCCCATTTAACAGAAATATTTATTGGAATTTCCCCAGTATTTTTAATTGGTTGTGCCAATTTAGCAACCGCAACCAAATCACATCCACTATACAATCCCACAGTTGTTATGTACGGTGCCAAATAAGATCCAGTTGGATCTATAGAAGAACTATATTGATACTTGAAAAAGTCTTGTTTTACGTAATTTTTAATTGACTTGCCTGTTTGATTATCTAAAAATCTAATAATGTCGTCGTAATTATTACGATTGCTTAGTGTATTCAAAAAAGACTTGTAGTTTGTGAAATTCAACTTATTGATGAAATATTTCCACATCATTTTACCATCGTAAATGTCTACTTTTCCATCGTTATCAACGTCTAGATTTTTCTCAGCCAATATGTTTTTCAATTCAGGAGTTAACAAATTGGTATTATAGTTTAAATATGATGATGTATAAAATCCAAAAATATTTTGTTCAACGTCATTTGAAATCATATTTAAATACCATTTTTCAGAACCTGGTGACACATTTTTGTAGTTTATATATCTTAAAATTATATCCAAATTTTCAAAGTTAAAATTGCTCTTATTAATTACACAATAATTTATAAGCGATGAAGTTGTAGCAGTTGGATTCGTTGATATATTAAACTCTCCTGGCAATATAGTACACACATATTGTTTTTCGTAAGTGGTTATGAGTGTCTTATAATCCATATACAACGATGAATAATCTGGATCTATAGGATCTCTTGTCAACAAATTCAAAACGCTACCTGTATTGTTAATTACCAAACTATTATTGTTATAAAATATATTGCCTACAGGATAATTTGTTTTCAAATCTAAGCTGTCATAAATATAAGCTTTACCAACGATGTCTGAATATGAATCAGATTCCATTTGTAGTGCAATTTTTGTAACGACACTGCCACTTCCATATACTGTATCCTCTATTTGAAAATATACAACATCGGATGTTTCAGTGCAATTTTCTGGGCTGAATGAAGATGTATTTACATAACTAGGATCATCATAACTTCCAGACTCAGTTATTAAAGGAACACTTAAATACAAATCTTCATTTAGTGGAATAGGAGACCCCACCACTAAATTAGGATCTGATAAAGCAACGGAGTATCCAAAAGCACTAAATGGTTTATTGTACTCTTTTCTTTTAGCAATTGGATCTGTAGTAATTTGAGTTACGATTGAATTACTTACATTATAATACAAACATTGTCCACAATAACTTGATTCACCGTAATCATTTACATCATAAAACTTATCATAGTATTTGATTGAGCTAGATATATAAAGAGAACTGAATGGAAAATATGGTTTGGGAGATCCAATCAATACTTTATTATTGTGTGTAGAAACTGAATAACCCATCATATTATCTTTGAAGGTTATTTCATCACCATAAATCTTTTTAATAAACAAATATTGATTTGATCCTGTTGGACACAAACCATTTTCGTAAATATAAGTTGCACCTCTTTGTCTTAAAACATTAGATCCTGAATATTCGTAGTATAAAAGATCATTTGGTGATCCTATTGCTAATACGTTTTTATGTAAAGATACAGAATATCCGAATCTGTTATTTTTCTGTGCAGCAGATAAACTTCCTGAAGGATATAAATCAAATTCAAATCCTTCCAACTTTAAGTATTCAGATCCTGTTATGTTTTGAAACCTTTGTGAAATTCTCCATCCACCTGATCCAGATGTGAATAAAAACACTTTACTAGCTGACACTTGATTACATCCGACCACCAATTTATCTTCAGCATATTTGTCTATACAAACACTAAATCCAAATGAAGATTGATATGGATCAGATACAACACTGCTGCTTAGTTTTTGTACCAAATTATAACTGTTGTTTACATTCTTAAAAACATAAACACATCCTCGGCCGTTATTATAACCTGGAGCACCAACCGCTAAATAATTATTTGATATACTGACTGATTTACCAAACTGTATATTGCTTGACGATGTTAAATAAGCGATAGGCGTTGAACTTATTTCGTATGTACTTGTAGATTCTTTTGTATATTCTGTGGATTTTGACTGGATGCTTCCACTTTCATATACATAGTTGGGATCTATTTCGTATATGTTTACTTGGTTTTGAGTAAAAAAGTTTCTGTTGTCTATACTCTGTGTAAAAGAAACATCGCTTGCTGCTAGAAAATAATCACATACATCAAGTGCTTCGCCGTATTTGCTTTGATAAACAAACTTTGTGGAGTTTTCAATTGTTAAATAACTACAAGATGCATCTGTATTTGGCAAACTACCACTATTAGCAATTAAAGAACTTGTATTAACTGTACTGCTACTTTGTTCGGTGTAATATGGTGTTAGTAAATTTTCATTTTCATTAAACAAAGTTTTTATTACTTCATAATTTGATTGAAACTGATTTTTACGAATCAAAAATATTTGTCCTCTACGAGAAAATCCTTCCGCATATTGCCAATTTTTAGTTGGTGGATTTCCTATTGCTATTATGTTACCATTCGTAGCAACAGAGGTACCATATCTTTCGTTATATATGTTAATTAAACTCATACTATGTATTCAATAAATAATAACCCAAACCATAAGTACCACGGTTTTCTACAGTATCTTTACTCCCAGTCGTAAATTCATAACTATTAATGTAATAAGTACCGCCTAGTATTAAGTTGTGATTTCCGTCATCTTCTATATTTGAAACTATATCGCCGGATTGATTGTATATTACCACAGAATTTCTTTTTATGCCATCGCCTGTCTGAGAAACAGACAATTTATATAAAGAAAAATCATTTGTCAAATCTAGTTTAGTTCTTTGATTGTCGTAATCATCAAATCCAAAGATATTATAACTGTTATTATAGTCGTTATAATACATCTTATCTACGGTATTATAAACCTGACCTTTATACGTACCATTAACATTTACAGGATTGACAACAGGATTCCATTTAGCATTTGAAGATGGATAGAAAACAGAACTGGAATTTACATATTTACCCACTGAAAAATCTATCTGGGAAGCTTCTTCAAATTGAGTCATCGCTAAATATATATCATCAAAATAAACACCTTCACAACTTCCAGATTTATTATTGTCACAAGAAAAATAGGATAGTTGTATTGGAAATACACTATCATCTGTGTCGTCTGTACCAGATAAAAGATTATTTAAAACGTTATTAAACGTCTTTTCTTTAGAAACAGTAAATCTAGTAACTAATACGTCTTGAGTTTTAAAAAATTTGATCATTCTATTATAAATAGAATAAAAACAAACTATTATAGATTAGAAATCTATTCTCACCTTAATTAGTAACTCATTATCAAATGATTTCATCGTTGGTTGACTAATTTTACCAATTGCTAACAGTTCATTATTATCATTATACAAACCAACTGAAGTAATATAGGTTCGTGGATTATTAATTAAATCTTGATAGATAATAGTTCCTTTAGTCAAGCCATCTTTACCATCTGAAACAAAAGTTGGATTGTTACTATAGTTAAACTCTTTGTTCTTCACACGAACGAAATAATTTGTAGATGGCACAAATTCAGACTTTCTCACGCCCATCGTTAAATTAGATCTTCTGATTGCGTTATAAAAATCTCTGGTCCATACTTTCCAATATCCACTTCGATTTGTAGAAGTTACACTATTGGAATAGTTAGCGCGATTCAAAATCTGTTGTCCTGCGGTAATACCCACGTATTTATCTAGATTTATAGCATTAAACACTATAACTCCATTTGATGGATAAACCAATCCTATTCCGGCATATACTGGAGATCCATTCTTTAAATAAGGAGTAGCAATACCATTTACAATTGATCCAGAGATCAAATTGTATGAGTTCTGTTGTTTATTCACTACTTGAGAATCATCAATAAAGGTAAATTTCTTAGGTGCGATTGAGCCACTAAATGTAATTTGTATTTGGCCTGGGTCAATTTGATCCTTGAATTTATCAGCGGCATAGCTAATTACATAAATTGCTTGGCTTTCAACAGTTTTATCGACGCTTCCAGATGCGAAGGTAAACAAATTGTCGCCTGGTTGTAAAAGTGTGTTTTTGTATTGAGAGTAAATGACCTTAGTTTCATTGGTCAATACAGGAGTTGAGTAAGTCGTAACGTCAAAACGAGAACTTCCACTATTAGCATAGTCACCATATGCAACATCAAAGTATAAGTCTCCGCCAGAATAAATATCTAAATAATACTGACCGTTTCTTACATCGTATGGACTGGAGCCAGTGAGTTGATTAGCTTGACCAGTAACACCTGATTGTGTCACAAACGTAGATTGACTAACAAATAAACTACCAGTTCCGAATAAACCAGAAGATACTTGATTAATTCTACCTACTACGATGTCATCGTTATTAAATTTACTAAATATCATAATTATGTTGTTGTTGGAACTTTAACTGTCACTGTAATTGATGTATTACCGCCACTTTCATTTCCAATAATTGTAATATTAGTGGTTGTTAGTTTAGACAAACCAGCGTTTGGTACAAATCTGAATTTATTACCAACAACTACTTGTGATGTTTGTGAAGTTAGATCTCCTGAGAAAGTAGGAATTGTGGCACTTGTTGAATTTAAACTATTTGTTTCGGTCACAATCAAAGTTCCAACGTTCTTATTGGCCAAAATGGCTGTATATCCAAGTGTAACATTATAAGTTGGATTTGTACTTGGACTAATTAAACTTTCCCCAGTATAGTCTCTTGGAACAGTGATTTCTGAGATATTCAAGATAATAGTAGGTACAGATGTTACACCATCGTTTAGAGTTACCAACTTATACTTCATTGACTGTGATTCATCAGTAATAGGTTCTTGAATTGGAGTGTTACGAATTGCAATGTCGTAATATGCACTGCCTAGTGGATGATTTGGATTGAATTGAGTATAGTCAATTTCATCATCCGCCAAAGCAAAGGCTGTGATATTCAAACCGCCTGTTTTTGCGAGTATTTCTCTTCCCTTTTTAGTCAATACAGCATTCACTGTAAGAATGTTGTTATTTAAATATGCCATATATAATAATTATTGATAAGTTTTAAATTTTACTCAAAAATATGAATTATAAATTCATTATGTATCTTTCCAAACTTGCGCTGGTCTGTAAAGAAGCTGTTAGTGGTAGTTGTGTAAACAATGAATCTGGACTTCCTATAGAACCAGTTGTATCACCATAAGCAGGTGCATTGTTGGTTTCTATATTCAAACTTAAAAATCCAGGTACTGTTATAACTGGTTCACTTCCGTTTGTAATACCGCTTCTGTCTACGGTAGTATTTTTATCATTTTTACCCTTTGTATAAGTATAATATGTGATATTACCGCCATTATTTAATTTTAGTCCGTTTACCAGTTGTGTTTTAGAACCGCTCAAGGCTTGATACTGTGTTCTACTACCGACAAATGAGAACTTACTCAAGTGTCTATTGGAATATCCACTATTAAAAGCAGCGCCTTTATAGTAATTTTTTAAGTATTTACTTCCCGTGACAGACCCAGATCCAATAACTTGAACTTCATTGAACGAAGAGGTAAATGTTACCACAAATCCAGTGTTATTAACAGATTGATAATAATCTTTTTTGCCTACATTAACTGTATCACGTACATTATATCCATTTGAATCAACATATACGTACTTTCCATATTTTGCGTAAATAAAATCACGACTATCTATTACGTCTTTTATTTCAAGACGGGAATAATTATAAGTATTTTGATCTTGGGTAATATCGTTAACACGTGAACTGGTTATTATAGTAAAGCTAGATGTATTGTTTGTGTTTAACAAGGAAGATGTAAATGATGCTTTATTGTTAAAGTATAAATCAAATTCGTTGTTTGTTACAAATTCTACATCTCTGTAGTTAAATTTTTTACGTTCAAATAAACTTGGTTCCAATAGAACACCTGTTAATAAATTAGATCTTGCTGGTTTTAACTTACTTACGACATCAAATATTGAAAAGTCGATATAAAATTTGTACGTACTGTAAAATTCTTGAGGGTATATGTATTTCTCATTTATTTTACCAAACTCACGTTGTAATGTGTCCAACCCAACATAATTTTGTTTAGTTAAGTTTTCTGGCTCACCAATGATATCAGCTATACCATCCAACCCTATGAAATTCTCTATTTTTTGATTTAAATAATTATATGGACTTATGAAAAATCCAGAGAGTATTGAATCATCACCCAAACTATCTTGAATTCTGGTGGAATAATCATAAGGGGTAAGATTAGATAAAGCGGTCTCTGTTATTTTATTTATCTTACTATTGATCTTGTAGTTAGGGCCGAAGTTGTTAGTATTAACGGTTTGTTTTACGTTAATCTTATCAAATTGATATGGAAATTCATCTATCAATACATTTGAACAAGTTGGATAACTAAAATACTTTTCTTTTTGTCCAAAATTATATGCATTGAATTGGGTTTGATAATAAATGTTTTGATTATCTACTGTTTTACTAATAGAACTAGGTGAATATAAATTCACAGGAGTATCAAAACTCCACAAATAAAACAAATTGGAATAAACATTTTCTTTATCTGGAATTGATATTGAATCCAAGTTATATGAATGTTCATCAAAATATTGATTATCAAGTGGATCTCTTAAAACTTTTATTTTATCTAGATTTCCTATAAATGATACAGATGATGAATAATTGCCAATATAATAACTTCCCGAAGAAAAGTTTTTATTTACAGTATGACTTATAACTTTACGTTTTGTTGCTGAAAAGTTTTTGGTACTTCCATCATATTGATTTGTAGACAAACTATAAATATATGGAATCAATTCTTTGGTCGAGTTAACGTAGTATGATGAAGTTAGTGTTGTTTTCTGTGAAGCTAATGTTACAAAATCTCCGTCATCTTCTATTACAAAGTCACCATCATCTTCTATAATAAACGGTGTAACTTGATTTGTAATCTTGCTTGAACTTACATTTAATTTGTCAAAATCTCCTGGCACAGGCTCACGCTTTAACATCACTGTAAAAATTTCCCCGTTTAATAGAGGTAACTCATTTAATGTTAAACTTGAAGTTGTATTTCCCAATTCGTATGGGTGAATTTCAAATACCAACTGACCTGAATTAACTTGCTTTGATTTTTTAATGTATAAATCCCAATCAGATTTTTTATTTCTGTATTTGGACATCAATTTGATCTTATCTCCAAAGTCATAGTTTGTAGATTTGAATCTAAAAGAAAATTCAATTGTAGATATACCATTAAATCGGGAAGTATATTCAGTGCTACTAGTAAAAGTATTGATATTAGATCCCGAAGCATAATAACTACTGGTTGTGTAAACAAAGTCACTGCTTGTATGTTCAAAATTCAAGAAATTGTTTTCCTTGAAATCAGTCATATAGATTATGTCATCGTAAACAAAGTAATTATCACGGTTTGAAAAAGCATCCGCACTTCCATATTCTCTGGTAGTTATTATTCCAGCTGGAATTCCAAACATAGTTCGGATCATTTCAAATGAATTTACAGTTCCTTTGGATTTATAAACAGAAGAAATGTTATTGGCAAATCTGTTTAATATAGATTTCGCATAATCAAAATAAGAAGAAGAACTATACCCAGCAATATCTTGATTATTAAAATATAATTGATTCAAATCACTTTGAGTAAACTTATCAATATCAATATTCCAACTAAAACTATTGAGTAGTTCGTCTATGTAATTTTTTGGGTAATAATTTGAATCGTTATTTGAAATTGGATATGACTTAGGAAACTTCTTTATAAACACCAAGATGTTATCAAAAAAATGTCCCACCATTGCTGTAAATTTAATATAATCAGCGGAATCGGAATCTTCCTTTACATATGCCGGAAGTTGATACACCAAGCTATTATAGTTGTCTGAATCATATACAATAGCTTCTTCAATTTTATCATCTATACTAGATGAGTTAAAAAACAAATAAGACTCATATTCATCAAATGTATCCAACAAAGCAATTTGTTGAGCAGTTTTTTGGCTAACTAGCTCTCCATATGAAGAAGAAATTATACCACTTGTATTTAAAGATGATGTAATCGTAGACTTTTTAACATAGTCAAGTTGATTATAATCTTTAATCTTATTCTTAGCTATTTTAGTGCGTAGTTCGGCAGAAGAATAATTGATGAAATTATTAAAATCTGTATAATCGATGTATAAATCATTATACTTTTCTTTCAATCTTATTTTGGATTTATCTAGTGTGAAAGAATCGTTGCCATCATATTTTTCTGTAGAAGGACTGACTTTAGATATTTGTACATCAAAGTTTATGTCATTTAAAAATACCTTTCTTGATATCTTTGAAGAAAACAAGTTAACTTTAAAATAAAGAGGAGCAATTGAAATATTTGATATCCAACAAGTGGTTTTTACATTATATTGTAAAGGTAAAGGCGCATCTAGTTTTACTTGTACATTGACCGCACCATCAGTTGGATTTAAATAATTTGTATGAGTTAAAATCTTGATCAAATTGCCATTATCAAAATTTAAAGCATTTTTATAAAGACCGTAGTATTTGATTCGGTAATTTTCTAACAATTTAGTTACATTGGGCAATATCCAATCTGTATAAATTGTTTGTTCAAATAAACCAAGTATGTTTTGTAGATCAATATCATTTATAGAACTCTTTTGTAATATTCTATCTTGAGATACCTTTAATGTGATAATTCTAAATGACTCCAATACTTCAGCTTCTGTAAACTCTGTATTGTTGTAAGTGTAAATAAAATTGTTGATTTGTTCTTGAACACCTGTAAATTTGTTTGTTTGTAAAATTGTTGAATCTGTATCACCGTTCAACTTAATAATACTATTATATCCAACATATGTTGAATTAACAAACTCTTGTAGTTCTGCTTCACTTTTTAGACCCAACTTCAAACAGATGTCTGTGTAGTTGTATTTGTCTTTGTTAGATAGAAAATCTTTTTCAATTGGATTATTATTAATGATTGCAGTTAAGTCTTGATAAATTCTCAACAACAAATATTTTTTATCCGCAAATGTTGAAATTTTAATCGCGTCTAATCTAGATGTTTCATTCTTATTTACATCAAATGCGTAAGATAAACGTATCTCAGTTCTACTAGGAGATATTTCTTTTATAACCAATCTATTTGTTGGATTACCGGCTATATTTCTAACTGGGTTATACAACAAATAATATAAACCAGGACCAACTCCATTTGCATTTAAGTCGAATTGTGGATGTAATAGAATATCGTTTTTGTACGATACCACATTCGTAAATGGATTTGCAAATCTATATGATCTTAATACGTTATTAATGTCTCTGTAACTACCTTGCAATACAGAATATGTTACAGATGGAACTACTCTGTTGAAATTTATAAGTTGTTGGTTATTATTATACAGTGTAAATTCAAACAAATCATCATCGGATTCGCCGTAAAATATATCCTCACTGATTAGTTGTTGTTCGTATAAAGCCTGTAAATCAGTGGAAAAATAAGATGCACTTGTAAGACCCTTATTTAAATCGTTATCATTTATTGTTAAATAGTCGTAAGGCATATCAAGAAGTTAATGGTAAAAATGGGTAATCATCATCGAAATCCGAAGCAACTTTTCCTTGTCCCAATTGGATTCGTAAACCAATAATTTGGTTTTTCATAGCTGCAATAACTTGTTTATCGTCATTGTTTTCGTATTTTTCTACTAATTCATTTACCGTTTGATTTAAAATTCTGTTCTCGACCAGCACGTTATTATATTGTGTTATAACATCTGTTAAATTTCTCTTTTCTTCGACCGCAGTTGTTTGTAATTCAGTAAAATCCGATTGTGAAGTATCAACGATTTTGTTTTCATTATATAAAAAACTTTTTATTGGTACTTTTATATAGTTGTATTTACCTTCAAGCGACTGTGATATGTTATAAACCAATTGATCATTTCCAAAATCATCAAAATTGTTTTGGAAAGTACCAAAGTCTTTAAATGTTTGTACATCACTTAAAGATACATTATATACTAATGGTATATTTGCCATACTAACGCGTTATTTTAAATATTTTTCCGGTATCAACGATGTCAACTGTCCCATCTTTGTACTCTACCTTAATAAATACTGTTAAATATCGTTCTTGAGGCAATCCATTTGTATTTAATTTAAAATAATTACCATACGTAGCATCGCAACTTAACTTGGTATAGTTATCGAAATTAATCAAAACTTCCTCAGACTCAGCATCTTTAACCATATAATATGAAGATGTTGGCAGATACTTAGGAGTAACCATAGCTGGTTGTTGATATGATTTATTAAATGTTTTAAGAGGATATTTATCTCTGGCGAACACAAATATTTTAGCAACACTACCAGCTTTATATGTACTATTTAACTGTTGCAATGTAACCAAGTTTTGTATGGAAGAAGATACTGGTTTTAAACTACCTGTATTAAATACAGTATCATCCCAACCCATATCAATATATGGACTGTAAATTGTATTGGTATCCTTGCTGAAAAATTGTAACAACCCGTTGGTTGGTTGAAGAGGAGGTGTACTTATTTCAAATGAAGTCAATAACATTAGTCCGTTATTTGGAACACACCCACACAACCAAGAACGAACGATAGTAGTGATGTCCATCGATATATCACTTTGTTGTCCGTAACTAAATGATTGACTGCAAATTAATCCGTTATTTACCAACGAAGGAAAAGCCACGGAATTACAAATCCACTTTGGTTTGTTTGTATATGATGCTGGTACTTTGTAATACCAAGTTCCGCCTTGATTTTGAAAACTAGCACTGGAATATGATGCGGTTAATAAATAATTTACTTGTTGATAACTATTTGTTATTTTACTGCCGTACCACAAATTGCTTCCTGAGTAAGCTCTATTGTTCCAAGTAGCTCCCAATTGAGAACCATCATCGGCATATCTACCATTTCCATTTTCCCAACTCTGACTTATAGGATAAGCATAAATGGAGTAGTTTAGTGGTAGATTTCTCATACCACAGGCTTTTAAATTCAACGTAAATTTTAATTTTGAACTACTAATTTCATTTTTAGAAATTGATTGACTTAATGTGGTTAAGTCAAACTTGATCATAGTTCTACTAAACTCTGGATAATTAAGATATGTGGCTGTTGATGGACGAGTAAAAGATCCACTATATTGTCCTTTAAAATATCCAGCGAAATTTACCACATCAACATAATAAGATACACTTGAGGTATTTGTGTTAATAATTGATTTAAAACTTGAACTGGAGAAACTACCACTGAAAGATCTGCTTACACAGTTTGATCCTGTAATACTTCCTACAAATCTGCCAGATGCGGATATAGCTGATCCAGAAATATAAAGAGATTTTCTAGGAGCAGTAGTAACATTTGATAATCTGCCTGTGAAATTAGCAATAAATGACGTATTTGGTATTACAGATGAAGTAAGACTATATGCATACCATTTACTACCAGAGTAGATAAATAGTGAAGATGTAGTATAAGCTAACCATCCATTATTGCCATATGAAGAGGCAGTAAGAGGAGGCGTGTGCCAATTTGGATCTGTATAAACCGTTGTTTTGCCTGAGTTAGAGGCGTATATCTCTAACACTTCGTCCAACCCAAAATTTTTGTTTTGGTATTTGTCAGAATTGTTAATATAAGTGTCTTGAGATGGATAAATAAAAATATGCATATTATACTACCAATCCTTTAATGTCATTGTCTGGATATTTTATTTCAAATACAGATGGGTCTTTTGATGGATAAAGAATATTGTTTTGTGTAGCAATACTTACATTATATGCTACGGGAGAATAATCACCATCATCAATTGTCAAATTCTTGATCTTCAATTCAATAACAGATTGAACGCCTTCGTTTTTCATTATTTCAAAGTTAAGTTGACTGAGATTTATTGGTTGATTAAAACTCATATTATCAATGCTCAAAAAGCTTTTAACGGATTGAATACAATTATTTAAAACATCTCGTTTATTGAAACCATTGAAAACAGTAATCTTAAACTCCAATCCCAAATTAATAATATATCCGTCTATAATGTTAATTTTATCTGTTAATATTTTGAAATTATTCAGATAACTTATTAAGTTCTGTAATGTAGCAGGATTTAGTTTGGTTAAATTTTTATTAACATCATATCCCAACAAATAAAGATTGTTGGTAAATGGATTACTTGCTTCTAAAAACTTTCTTCTATCCAATGGATTTAGTGGATTTAGATCCAATGTTTCATTTCCATTTTCATTCACTATACCTTTAATTAGTTGGTTATATTGAATGCGTCTATTTGAATTGCTTTCAACATATGCTTTAGAGATATTGCCTAAATACGTTGGCAACGAATACACTCTGAGTAAAATGTCCTCCGATGTAACCATTCTGTTTTGAGCAGAAAAATTCAATATTGCACTTTGACGTATTTCTTCATCTGTTTCAGCATTGTTACCACCTGTAGATGACTGTGGATTATTTACTCTCAATGAGTTTTTTATGTTATTTAATAAAATAACTTCACTGTCAGTCAAACTAGTGACATCATTTAAATAATCGGTACTAGCAATCTTATTTATTTCGTCGGAATTTACATTTGAATCCAAACCACCACCTACAACATAAGTAACTGTTAATGTTGTGTTTGATGGAGATACACCATAAGAATTTGCTTTCAATACGTTTGTTCCATCCAAAGATATATTGAGATTTTTTAAATTGGATAGAGCTACACCAACATTGGTTGGATTTGGTATAATAACAGTATTTTCGTAATTTTCTGTATTTGCTCCAAATTGGATGTAAGTGAAGTTATTTTGATCTATTGTTGTTATAAATCTGCGTTCAGTTCTTAAATACTTTAAAATCTTAGGTGTTTCATTTCTATATGGTGACAGTGTTTGATTATTAAGCGGAACGTTATCAACCAAAATAGGAATGGTATCTTGCGCCAAGTATTGGGTTTCATAATAGTTAATACCATTTGAATCAACCACACTTATTATTTTGACAACATTTGTTTCATCCAACTTAATTTTTAAGAAAGATTGCGGGTCACCAATACTAAAAGTCTTTGATGTAATTCTGCCTGAATAACACTGCGCTGTTTTCTTTATCAAATAAAACAATGGAGCACCTGTATTGTCACGATTGTAAACACTTATTTCTCTTGGTGAGAATAGTGTGTCTTGACTAAAATCTACACTTTCTTCAACGATAAATGATACACCAGATACACTGGATAGTTGTGTATATGGTTTCAAAATCAAACAATATCTTTCGTCTGGTATATATTCGCCATTAACTCCTGATGTACGAGTTGCTGGTAATAATTGAAATAATTCTACGTATGTAGACGATACTGAAGACACTTTTGGTTTATAACCCAAAAATTGTGCTTGATTTATAATGTTCTTACGTTCACCCGCAAATTGAATAAAACTTTCTTTGAATTGATAATCAGTGTAGTAAGATAGTACATCACCAACAAAGCTAGCTTGTTCAATAAAAATTTGTCCTGGCGAACTTTCACTGAAGTCCTTGTAACTTTGTGGGTAATACTGTTTGGTAAAATCGATCAGTTGTTGCTTTAACGAAGTAAAATCACGATTTAAATACAAAACGTCTTTTGTATTAGCTTTGAATGTTTTGTTAATTAGTTGTTGCATTATATATTATTGTTTGTGATAATTACTTCGGTTGTAGACTTCAGTTCTTTATAACTAAAGGCTACTTTTATAAATATTTTATTGTAATCATTATTTACAACATCATTTTCTACTAATTGAACTTTAACATCTTCTACTATTACCCCATTCATAAATCTATTTACGTCATTTTGAATAAGATTTACCAACATAGGCAACATTTCTTGTAATTCATTCTGTTCAAACAATACTTTATATAAAGAAGACCCAAACGCATTGTTAAATCTACGTTCGCCAGGTCGTGTTAATAAAAGATTCTTTATATTACTCGAAACTTGGGAAATAGTATCCACATTGGTTTCAAAATAACCATTTTGACCCAATCTGAAAGGTATTTTAAGTCCTAGTGCTTTTTTAGACATAATTAAATCTTAGATTTCTTCTTCTCTATAGCACTCATCAACTTAGAATAATCTCTGGTCATAGCTGAATATACAGATTTAACTGGTTCAGGAGCATTCTCGGGAGCTTTTGTTTCTGTAATTACTTGAGAGGAAGTTGATCCATACCCACCCATCATACTAACCATACCACCTTCTTGTGGTACTCCTCCTGTAGTCTGATTTAATATGTCATTCAACATTGGATTGTTTGTATATTTAACATATTTCTTCGTAGGCTTAGTTTCAACTTCTGCTACTGATTCATTCATAGATTCAAGTTCATTCAAAATTTTAGCTTCTAGATCAGAATCTGCAGATTTTGTCTTTTTTTGAGGCTTTGATGAATTATTCGCAAATATTTCTGATAATTGACTTTTCAACTCAGTCTTTAATACGTTGCGAACTTCTTGTTGTACTGTTTTTTTAATAAACTCTTTAAGCACTTCTATTTTCATATTGTTTATATATATATAATTATTAACCCAGAGGAGATTTAGGTAAATTTAATAAATCTGTTGCGCCTTTTGGATATGATGGTCTTGGTATTTTAATCGTTTTAATACGTGGCGTACTAGGTGGTTTTGGTATATTTGGCTTAGGCATTCCTTTTTGAACACTAGCTAATTTAGCTGCAGCTGCACCAACAGCTCCTCCAGAAACTGCTCCAATTACAGCACCTTTTCCGCCTCCAACTATTCCTCCTATTCCAGCTCCCAATCCACCACCGGCTAAAGCTCCTCCTGTTACACCTCCAACGGATAATCCAGCACCAAGTGCAGTACCACTTAATCCACCTATTAATGCACCTTTACCACCACCAGCTAATGCACCTACACCGGCTCCAAGAGCACCACCTAACAATCCACCTTTTAATCCTTTAGCTAATTCAGAAGTAGATTCAACCACGCCTGTTTTAGCATTTACAAATTTAGTATTTCCAGCTATAGATTCAGGGCTATATTTATCAGGAGACCAATCTTTGCCTAGTCCATCTGGTTTTATTCCTTTAGGATTTAGTTTGTCAAAGACTTTGCCAGCTATACCACCCGCAACCAATCCGGCACCAGCTCCAATCAATGCACCTTTTCCTCCGCCTGCTAATGCACCTATACCGGCTCCTAAAGCACCTCCTCCAATTGCACCTTTAACCCCAGATGATAAATTACTAAGTACGCCACCGGCAGATTCTTGAGCGCCGCCAATTACACCTTGTGCCTGACCAGTCGCACCTTCTAATGCACCTTGAGCTTGACCAGCTGCTCCCTGTACTTGACCAGCTGCACCTTCTAATGCACCTTGTGCCTGGCCGGCCGCACCTTGAACTTGTGATGTTAACCCTCCAGCTGCACTTTGTACTTGAGATGTCGCATTGCTTGTTACGTCTTGGGCTTTTGAAGCTGCTTGTTGCGCTGCATTTGCATCTAACCCTTTTACTTCTTGGGTAGGAAGTTTTATATTTGGATTATCTACTACGGGAGCTTTATTTGCTACACCATTAATTGTTTGTGTAGGTGGTCCTACTAAAGCGGGATCTGGATCGGTAAATGCATCTTGTCGTTCCACTTTAATTCCCTTGCCAGAAATACCAACTTGATCAGCTAAAGTTTGTAACAAAGATTCTCTTAGTTGTTTAAAAGCATTATTGAAAGCTTCACCTGGAGTCTTTCCAATACCACGTGTAGTCTTAAAATCGGATGCTATAATAGATTTCAGTGTTTTTCCACTAGATGTTTGTCTTGGAACTTTAACGTCTCCACTTAAAGTAACATTTGCTAAGTAATTTCCGGTTAATTCATCACGTTTCGATGTTGAAAATTTCCCACTTAAACTAAAATTCCATTCATTAGGAAAATTTGCGTCTGGAGACAAATTTTTTACAGAAATACTTGGGGTTGTCGCACCATCTTCCACTATTGCATTTGGTTTTACGAGATCAACTTTTGAATAGAATGAGTTTATAGCTCTTCTATATTCATTCGCATTAAAAATGCTACCATTCCAAGGTACAGTTTCTTCATAGGATATATAATAATCACTCATAATTAATCCTCAAATTCAAATTCAACTTGTACTGGACCTTCACGGCGATTTCTACCTTTGAAATCACCCACAACTCCAGTTCCTGTAACCGTATTAATTTCTACTGGATCTTTACATTCACCACCACTTCCAGGTGGTTTGACTCCATTACTACCAGGCGCATATCCGCCACCTGTAACAAATACTCTTCTACTTAGTGTTTTGTGTAGATTATCTCTCAACAGTTTAAGCTTGATTTGTTGTACTGGTATTTGCGTTTGATCTGGATTAGCATCCTTTGTATTTTCAGGCGTTGCATCTCCTGATCTAGGATGTGTATGTGGATGTGGGTGTACGTGGTGATGCCAGTGTACGTGGTCTAATAACCAATTACACAAATCGTACATCCAATCTACAGTTGTTTGACCTAGTAATACTGGTTCATTTGTTTCGCCATATTGACCCAAAAATATTTGTGGTGCATTTATACAAGCGGTATTATTTGTAGTTATAACTACATTATCATTAGCATCTACTGTGTATTCACTGTCAGTGGTCACAGCATAACGTTTTTTACTAAAGTGTAGTGTTTCTGCAAATCTACTACTCAATACCAATCTATCGGTATTTATTACGATTTGATCGCCATTTAAAGTTGGTAATACAAATGGAGTGGAATTTTTCGGATTGAATCTTACTTGTTCTTCAGTTGGTTCTCCGTTTGACGTTTTGCCAAATATACTTTTATAAACTGTAGTTTTCCAATCGCTTTCTGTTTTTCCACTTGTTATTTGTATTGTACTGCCATCATTGTTAATATCTTCATCTATTTGTCCACCAAAATTTTTCTCAGATGGAGTTATTTTTGGAATAGGTGGTAACTTGGGATGTAATTGTTGTGGTTCGTCTAAAGAGATATTTCTCTGTCTATTTCTAATAGTAATCTTTGGATTTCCATATCCACCACCACTAGATTCTTTTAATAAATTGCTGTTTAATGTATAGGATGGATATGATCCTTTATCATTAAGTCTATTATTATCATAAGCACTAAAACGAATTGATTGACCAAATCTACTTTCTATTGCTGTATCTCCTTCGTTTTTTCTAATCAGTCTTATAAATGGATTGGAAATGAAATATTCCCCAACATACCCAATGTTATTGTATTTTGAATAAATTGGAGCTGATGTATAAGTAGCTCTATTTCCGTCAAAGTAAAAAGGCACAGCAGGCTTTCCATTTTCACTATATACTGTTTCTACAGTGTAATCTATATTGGTTGGAAAGTTGAATTTATTTAAAGGTTTGCTGTAATAGTAGTTATTGCCTACTTTTTGAACCAATACAAGTTCATTGACCAATGGATATTGCGTAATAGTTTGATCCAAAGGTATAGCCCAAGGCAATTTTTCCACCGATGACTTTTTTTCTTGTGATAAGATTCTTACTTTGGCCCGTCCTATGTACGAAAAATCCACATCGTTTTCTTTGGCTGGTTCATTCTTATAGTTAAGAGGAACTGTTTGTGGATTTATTTTTTGTTTATATTCGTCCTGCAATTTTACGTGATTTTCATTGAAAATCACATCAACTACAACGGCGAGTTGTATAGGTGAACGAATATCAACCAAATCTTTTATTTGTTGATCGTTTAACTGTGGAGATTTATTTGATTTGGATACATCCGTAACTACCATATTATTCGCCTTTACTAATTGTTATAACTTCATCCATTAACTGTTTACGTTCGTCTTCACTTAATACCATTGAATTGCCTTCGCCAGTAGCTTCACCTTTTGCTACCAATCTTTGTATAACTGCGGCTAATTTGACCAATTGTTCATCGTTTTTAACGCCTACATCATAATAGTCTTTTATCATAGGCACTACGATAGTAGCGTCGTT